CATTTAAATAATGAAGCCGTAGAGAAATGGCTTAATAAGGAGTTAACTAATCCTAAGTTTAAAAATAAAAAATGGGCAAGTGCACTTAAGGATATTGTATGTATTCTTATAGGTTGTACTAGAGAACAATTAGAAGATCATGAGTTTAAAGATACACCTCTAGGAGAAGAATGGACTAGATATTCTTATGCTGATAGTTTTAGTCATAATTATTTATATAAAAATGGTGAAGAGACTAAGACTACTATAATGAATGCTGTACCTTGTAGTAAAGGGCGTTACGAAGAAGAACTTAGAGTTAATTGGCAAACTGCATATAAGATTGTTTATACTCCTAGATTATTATTACAACATATAGGTACTGAACTATTCAGAAATCAATTACTTGATAATATATGGGTTAATGCTTTAATGAGTGAATATAAAGGAATAGGAGATAATGATAATTTTAAAGAAAATTGGTTCTTTACTAAAGGAGTAAAAGATTTTAATCATTTAAAAGAAGTAAATAAAGTTACTTATTTAGAATTAAAAAAACAAATGTTTAAAGAAATTCATGCTTCTTATCCTAATTGGATTATTACAGATACTAGATTTCCAAATGAATTAAAAGCTATTAAAGATAGAGGAGGTATTAGTATTAGAATTAATAGACAACCTACTATATCTGTAGGTATAGTTATTATGGATATGTCTACTACAGATAGAAGTAAAGATATTAATATTAAATATTCAAAAGAACATGAATCTGAAACAGCTTTAGATAATGCAAATTTTGATTATGTTATTAATAACAATAGTACTATTGAAGAATTAATTAAAATAGTAAAAGAAATATTAATTAGAGAAAAAATTATAAACAATTAAATAAATAAAAATGGAAGAAAATCAAAAAAATGTTATACTATGTCACTATTATGAAGGTATAGCTAGAATTTGTCATGAAGCTAATAGAGCTTATTGTATTACACAAGGAGATAATAGTCAACCTAGTTGGGAAAATGCACCTGATTGGCAAAAAGAAAGTGCTATTAATGGAGTTAAATTTCATTCATTAAATGAATATACTACACCTGCTGATAGTCATAAATCTTGGCTTAAACAAAAAGAAGAAGAAGGTTGGAAATGGGGAGTAAGCAAAGATGCTGAATTAAAAGAACACCCTTGTTTTACTGCTTATGAAAATCTCCCTAAATCTCAACAGCTTAAAGATTATATCTTTAAAGGTATTGTAGATGCTTATAAAACAGCATTAATTACTGATACTAAAGATAGATCTTTAACTTTAGGAGAAGAATTAGTAAGTATTAGTTTTAATCCTTCTTATATATCTTTAGTTGATAAAGTTAAAAGATTAGCAGCTGATTTAATAGATATAATTGTTTACGATCATAATATTAAAACTGATAATGGAAAAGCTATGGCAAGTTGGAGTAGAAATGTTTTAAAAACTTCTGCTATTACTGCTATTGTTACAGCACAAATGGCAGCTGTTAAAATTATAACTTGGAATAAATAAAAATTATAAATATAAGGGTAGAAATACCCTTATATTTTTATTAAATTAAGGTAATGAGTTTTATAGAACGTTTAGGTTTAGAAACAACAGAAGATGGTAAAGTCATAATTCCTATTAAATTTAAAGGATTTGATGATTGGAGTCGCCCAGTATATTGTAATAAAGATTTACAGGCTTATTTTGGAAGTACTTGTACTTTATTTCCTGATACAAAAATTGCACCTAATGGTACAATAGAAGAAGTTAATGCTTATTTTAAAGAAAATATAAATGAACTAGAATATTTTGGTAACGGTTTTAATTGTGAACCACATGGAGGATTAAATCCTAAATATCAACTTAAAATTATCGATTAATATGGATGAAAATAAAATTAAACAAACAATTGGACAATTAGATGCTAGTATTGATAAAGCAGAAGAATATTTAAATAATGAAGAATTTAGAGAATATTGTGATTCTATAGCAACTGCTATAACTCATTGGCGTTGTATATTAAAAATAGTAAGAGAACCTAAAACAATTAAAGAAAATGAAGATTAATTTTAATAAAGAAATTTGGGAAGGATGGACTGTTCAAAATTTTATTAATGATTTAGATTATATAATAAAAATGATTATGAATGGTCAAAGTCGTGAAACTAAATTCCAAACAAAAGAAGAATTAAGAAAATGGCTTAAAAATAATCAATCAGGTTATAAAAAAGAAATTCCTGAAGTAGTACAATATTTTAGTGAATTATATAAATTAAAATAATTATAAAATAAGAAAAAAAAATGACAACAGAAGGATTAAATCATTTAAATAAAGTTATAGACGAAGTAAGAAAAGGAGTTGTAAATGCAGATACTATAATAATTAACATAGTAACAAATTTATCTAATAGAGTTATAGAATTAGAAGCTTTAGTACAAGCTAATGTAACAGATAATATGTTAGATGAAATATTAGGTATAGAACCTGAAATACCTGAAGAACCACCAATTGAAGAATAATATGAATAATAATTTAGAATTTTATACTTTACCATTTACAGATGATGGAAGTTGTGGATATATATATGATAATGAAGGTAATTTTGCTTTTATGATTGTACCTAATCTTACTGAACAACAAGTAACAAAGGTATTAGTATCACTTAATAATGAAAATCATAGCCCTTTAGTGTATAAAGAGAAATTTATTCTTGAATATATTGAAGAAGTTAAAACTATTAATATGAATGGTAAACCTTTTATAGTAATAAGAGGATGGGGAAATTTAACTGGAAAAGGTAGTCATAATTTATCAGGAAATGAAGCTGTTAAAATACAAGATAGTTTGGCTAATTGGATAATAAGTAAATTACAATAATTTAATAATTAAATAAAATGAAAACAGAATTAGAAATTAATTTAAAACAAGATAATATTGTTGAACAGTTTAATGAAGCTATTGCTTATTGTAAAGAAAAAGGTATTATAAAAGAAAATAATATATCTGACGGTTATCATACATTTGATGAATTGTACGAATTTAGAAAGTTGTATAATGCAGCTTTATTTAATGAATGGGGTGAAGACTATAATTATGCAAAAGGTATAGATACTACACAATATAATGTTCATAAATCTAAACGTCATAATGATGGTGAACTTTGTTTTGGTGGAGGATGGTTTATTGTAGTTGCAGTATTACCTACAGGTCAAATTAGTAATCATTATAAACTTGAGGATTGGGATTTATTTAAAATACCTGAATATCCTAAAGCTTTATATGAATTTGATGGTCATACACCAAAAGATGTAATAGAAAGACTTAAAAACATTTTAATAACTAAATAAATAATTATGGCTCATAATTTAAACATTAAGCCTAACGGACAAGCAAGTTTTGTTAGTAAAAAAGAACTACCTTGGCACGGTCTTGGTACAATAGTTGAAACTCTTCAAGCTAAAGAAGCTATGGAATTAGGGGGATTAGATTTTGAAGTAGAAAAAAGACCTCTATATATACCAGGTAAAAATATTACTTTTGAAGAAGCAAAACTAAATCCTAGAATACAAAGACATATTATAAAAAAAGACGATGGATTAGTATCTAATTATAATAAACTTATTAAAGTAAAAGAAAAATTTGCAACTGTAAGAACTGATACTGATGTAGCTTTAGGATTAGTAGGAAGTAAATATACAGTAGTACAAAATAAGCATGCTTTTGATTTCTTTGATGATATAGCTCAAGACGGTGTAGCAGAATATGAAACTGCTGGAGCATTAGGTAATGGAGAAATAGTATTTATTACTGCAAAAGTAACAGAAAGTATGACTATACATAAAGATCAAATTGATAAATATTTATTAATAAGTTTATCACATGATGGTTCTTCTGCTATTTCGGTTGCTTATACTCCTATAAGAGTAGTATGTAATAATACTTTAACTTTAGCATTAAGAGGTGCTGTAAATAAAGTACAAATTAGACACACTTATTCTGCTCATGATAAATTAGATGCTGCTAAAGAAACTCTTGGTTTAATTAAACAAGGAGATAATGCTCATATGGATTACTTTAATAAATTATTAGATATTAATGTATCAGAAGGAGAAGTAATTGATTTATTTATTAATGCCTACAAAATCGATACGAATAATCTCTCTACTAAGGGCAGGAATATCCTAGAATCTAATTTAGATTATTATTATAAAGGACTAGGACAATCTGATTATGTAGGTACAGGTTGGGGAGCTTTTAATGCTGTAACTGGGTATCTTCAAAATGTAAAAAATTATACAAATGATGATATTAAATTTAAAGCAGTATTAATGAATAATCAACAAACTATTAGAGATACAGTTTTAACATCTTTATTACAAGATTAATGATAACTAAAATTACTGATTACTTAAATTTATATATATCAAAAGATGGGATACCTTTAAAACAGATACTCGCACCTGAAGATATTAATCAAATAGCAGTATCATTATATCATCTTACTAAAGGTAAAGAAATAAAAGATTTTGAAGCTATTAGTAATGGATTATTTAGTAACTTAAAAGAAAAAACAAGTAATGCTGTATTTTATCCTATAAAATCAATACCTTTTTTACCTATAAATTCAGATGAAGAAGAAATTGCTAATATAGCATTACTAGGTTACTATTGTTTTATGTATTTCAGTGTAATACATAACCTGCCCATAGAAAAGATTATATTCGTGGTTAATTCTTTTATATCTAAACATATTATTAATGTAGAAGATATATATAAAGTTAATTGTAATAATCCTATTTCTAATCTTGTTCCTATTAATGAAGAACAATATATACGTTTTAATGGTAAAACTATAATACCACCTTTTGACGAAATAAAAGATAATTTTATAAAAGAAATAACAAATTTATTAATTAAATAAAATCATAATAATATGAATACAATATTTATAATAAGCATTATAATACTAGTAGTAATTATAATAGTATTAATTAATTTATTTATAGCAGCTAATCAAGATAGAATAGATACTTATAAAAAATTAGATAATAATAGAGAATATGTTAAAACATTACAAGAATTAATAAAAAATAATCCAGTCTTAAAAGAAAAAGAATTACAAATAAAAGAGAAACAAGAACAACTTAATAAACTCTTTTATTTAATGACTCTTAAGTTTAAAAAACTATTAACTGAGCATGAAGCAAATATAATAAGTAATAATTTTCCTTTTAAGTACAGTTCTAATATAGAACAGAATATAAATCCATTAAATAGTATAAGATTTAAAAAAACATCAGAAGGTGTTAATACTTATGTAAATGGAGCAGTAAAACCTACAGATGTTATAATAGAATTAGAAAATTATAATTGTTTAAGTTTAAAAAACATAAAATTTATTGAAGAATTAAATAATATAGATACTAATAATATAACTAAAGAAGAAATAGATAAATTAAGTAATCTTATAAAATAACTAAAAATGGAAAATTTAAATATAATAGAAAATAGTTTAGTTGTTTTATTATTTGTAGCTTTAGCTTATATAGCTATTTATATAAATTATAAATATAAACAAAGTTTAATAATTAATAATAATTATGAAAAAGAAATAAATCTATTAATATCAGAAAATAATAAACTTTCAAAATTAATAATAAAAGAAGAAGAGGAGAATCATAGACAAAGTAAAAGTATTAATGATCTATATAGTTTTTTAAATTTATTTATAAATCAAAATACATCTTTAATTGTTTATAGTTTTTCTAATTTTCATAAAAACTACAATTTTCATAATAAAAGATACTATGCTAAAGTTAATAATAAAATTGTAAATAATAAAGCAGAAGCTATTCCATTTTTACAAATAAAAGGACAGAGTAATACTGTATTTGATTTATATAAGTTTATAGAAATAACAAATAGAACTAGACCTCAATCATATATTGATACTTTAAATATAATAAGTTCTTGTTATATTACTAAAGAAGAAGTTATTAAAAACTTAGGTAATAAAATACTTAAAAATTATAAAGGATAGGATAATAAAAAAGGGGTATCAATTGATACCCCCTTTTAATAACTAAAATTCTAACTTATAAAAAATTTGACAATTGAGTTACCTAATCTTCATCATTACTAACATCTATAGTTTTATCATAAATTTGAGAACCTGAATTATAAGTAGAATATAATTTAGATGCACCTGGAATAAGTTTCATAGTTGCAGTGCCTATTCTACTATTACCTTTATGTACTCCACTTTGAATTTCATCTTCTTCAAGTTTAGTTATAGCACTTAAAAATCCAACGGTATCATCCCATAAACTAACAGAAGGTATAATATCTTTTAATATATTCCTAGTTTCATTAGGATTAACATATAAAAGTAAATCAGATTTTAATCTAGTACCTTGATTTAATAATACATTATACATAGCTTTAGATTCTTCATCATCATCAGATAATCCAGCTTTTAATAAAGCTATTAAAATATACACATCTAATAATAATACAAGTTCCATAGCTATTTTCCTCATATTTTGTTCATCTACTTTAGATAAATTAGTATCTTTAAAAGCTTCTAAATTTATTTTTCCAAATGTAAAAGCAGTAACCATTGCTTTACTAAATTCTTTTAATCCTTCTACTTTATCTAATCTACCTTCGTTTTCAAAGATAATACCTGCTAATGTACGGTATCTTCCTTTAACTACTTGTTGAATACCATCATCTATTCTTTCTTTTTCAAATCTAACTGCTACCGATTCATATAACCAAGTTCTAAATTGACTTAAAGCTCTACCGACAAATTTTTGTTTAATCATAAGAGGAGAAGCAGGGTCATAATTACCATGTAATCTTTGAATTTGTTTAGTAATAGCTATTCTCATATCTAATAAAACCTTTTCAGGTAATACTCCATATTTATTAGTATTCCATTCCCAATTTTCATTCATACCATCCCATAAACTTATTTTACCTTCTTTAGTATCTACTATAGTTTTTTTAGCATAAATAATCATAATAGGAGCTTGATTTAAATACTCTGTTCTTTGATTAAGATTATAAGGAGAAGCAAATTTAAATTTATCTCCAAGAGTTAAAGAATCATTAGATGTATATAATTCATGAGAAGCTTCTTTTAATACATTTAATTTATCCATAGCGTTTCTAATTTTACCAGATTCTCCAGCTTCCCATTTATTAAAAGTTAAATTTTTAGCTATACTAGCAGTAGCCATTTTATAAGCATTTCTCATTTCATCTAAATTAAAAGAACCTTCTCCACTAGCTTCAATCATATTACTAATAAAACCAAAGGCAGAGTTACTAAAGCCTCCTAATAAATTCCAACCCATTAATTTTAATTGTACCGCTTTAAGCCAATTATCTCCTACTTTAGAAGCTACAATATTACTGCCTAATTTTTCAATATTAGTTTCAATAGTATCTTTTAAATTATTATAAAAATCTTCTGTTACTTCTTGATTATCATATTTAGTTTGTAAACTTAATAAAGATTCAACATAAGAATTTTTTAATTCTTTTTCTTCAGGAGTTAAAAGTTTTTTACTACTTCTACCTTCTTCTTCTTTAATTTCTCCATATAAAGTATTATTAATAGTATAAGTAAGAGCTTTTTTCATATTAACAAAAGATTCATTAATAGGTAATACAGACTGAGCTCCTCCATTTCTAAAAGCTTTAGAACCATCTATATTAAATTCAGATTCTTGATAACTATTAATAGTATACTGAGCTATTTTAACCATATCTTCTATAGCAGCTTTATGTTTGTACCCTATAACTAATGTACTAAAAATTTTCATTAATTTACCTAAATCAAAATCTCCTTGGTCAGCTATAAAATTGACAGCTTCTTCTCTATATTGAGATATTAAATCAGAAGTAGGTAATTTACCTGTTTGAATTTCATAATCAATAGCTTTACTATTAACATAATTATTAACATAAGTAGAATTAGAAGTTATACCAGGAATGTGCATTTGTTTTGCATTTTGTTCAGTAACTAAGTCAAATTCTGTTTTTATATCATTTTTATAAGTGGATGTAATAGATTTTGTCCAAGCTTTTTGTAAAGCTTTAAAACCTACTTTCATCCCATCAGTACTATACATTTGATAAATAGATTTTTCTATTACTGGTAAACCCCCAAACATTAAATTAGCTAGTTGAGAAGAAGGTACATATTTTTTAAGATCTTCATATATTTCTGAAAATTCATTATAAAATTCTAATAAGTCAGAATCATTAGCTATAATTTCAAAATCTTTATTAAAATGTTCTTCTTTTTTAGGTAAAACTTCATAATATTGAAAACCGTCTATACCTTCTGAACCTTCATAATATTTATAAGTGTTAGAATTAATTATTTTATTAAATTCAAAAGGACTATGTTTTTTATCCCAATTTTGTAATTTTAATAAAGCTTCTGAATTATTAGAAATATCATCAGATAATTCAATATTATAATCTGATTTAATAGAAGCTTCTATAGCTTCTTTTCTTTTATTATAAGAATTAATTTTACGATTTTGTCCATTAAACCATAAATTATAAGAATACTCCCCTATTTCATTTTTTAATGTTTCTCTATTATTATTAAGTTCTGTTTCTGTATAAGTATCAGAATCAAAATATAAAGATAAATTAATAACTTTTGTATTTATTTTTGTCCAATTTGCATAATTATTAGCAGAAATAGATGTTTGAGATTCTTTAGCTAAATTAAAAGCTTTACTTTTATCTTTATAAAATTGAGTGCTATAAACATTAATTAAATGATTAGTTTTTAAAGCATTCTCTGATTTTTGTCTAAATATTTCATAAGGATTAGAAGAATCAATTGATTTAAGTTTAGGCATTATATTATCTATAATATTATTAAGTTTATTTAATAATTTTTCAGATTCCTCTTCAGCTTTATAACCAGCAACTTGAATTTCTTTCCATATAGCACTAAGTAATTCATTATCATAAGTAGAAATATCTCTAACATTAGCAGTTAAACTATTAATATCTTTATAATTTTTAAATACTTCATCTAATTTAATATCACGTCCTAGTGATTCACTTACAAATTTATTGAGATAATTTTTTTCTATTATTTGTAATTTAGTTATAGCATTTTTAGCTTCATCTTCTATAATACTATATCTATTCATTAATTCAACAGATTCTTTATGTTTAGCTGTAAATGTATATTCTCTAGCATCTTTCCAAAAATTAAGAATATTACGAGAATATACAATATCTTCAGAATTCATAGGATTACTAAGGATATTATTTACAGTATCTAAATCTTCTTTGGCTTTTAAAGCAAAGTCTGTTAAATTTTTTAATTTAGGTACAGACATTAAATCTACTTTATCTTTTAATATAATTTCATTTAACTTTTCAGCTTCTAAGATATTATTCTCTGCTTTTAATCTTCTTAATTTTTTCTCTCCTTGAATAATCCTTGAACGTAAAGAAGAAGCGTATTGATAATAATTAGCTCTTATATTTTTATTACTTTCTTTATTTCCAGTTATATTTACACCTGCAAATTCTAATGAATCTAAGCTCCAATCATCAGGTGCTAGATTTGTATCAATATTAAGAGAATAATTATTAAAAGATAATGGTAAAACTTCTACATAATCTTTTTCTATAATAGTAGCTTTTACACCTGCAAAGTTTTCATTAATAAAATTAGCTATTTCACTGGCATTGCCCTTAGGAGAGAGTTCATTAGTATCTGATACTAAATTGAACTTTTCATTTATAAAAGAAATACTTCTTTCATATTTAGGTTTAGGAAGATTAGCTAAATGATTATTTCTAATATCATCTGTTAAAGCTAAAATACCACCTATAGCATCAGCTAATTTTGTATTTGATTTTACACCTAAAGCATTAAGTAATCCTGATAATAATTCTAATAATTTAGTCCATAAAGTTTTCTTTGCTAATTTAATTTCTTTATTATTAAGATACTCTTGAAATTTAGGTTTAGTAAGTACAGCAGCAATAAATTCATCAAGATTAAGTATACTATAAATTAAATCAGATTCCACACCTTTAATAAGAGGACGTCTTTTATTTATATCTTTAGAACTTACAGCTTCTTTCATAGAATTTATAAATTCTTGTCCATATTCTTCTATTAATAAATCTTCAACTTCTTTTCTTAAATTTTCTAAATCTTTAGTTATAGGATTTTCGTTTTTAACTTGTTTTTTAAATAAAGCATGAATAGCTTCTTCAGCTACCACACTTGCCATATCTTCTATTGTATTAAATTTAGAAGGATTAATAGCTATATAACCATATTCACTAGTAGATTTATACATTCCTTTTGCTTTTAAATTATAATCTAATATAATAGGAGTAGTACTTATAATAGGTAAAATAGTAGAAGCATTAGATAAAAAATATCTTAATATAGGATTACTTTTACCATTAGTTTTTTGAATAATATTAAAAATTAAAGCATATCTATCTTGAAGATTTAAACTTTTATCAGTTAAACCTAATTCATCTGCAAAATCTCTTGTTTCATTATTAATTTCGTCTGGAAATACATCTTCTGATTTATCTCTAGTAATAGTCATAAAATCATTTATATTTTCTTCAATAGCTTTAATATTTATTGTTTCTACTTCTGTAGTTAATCCTAATTCTACTAAAATGTTTAAAGGTAAAATAGATAAAGAATTAATAAGATTAATATCTCTATCAATTTTTTTATTAGATATTGCTAAGTCTTCTATTGGTACAATAGTATTAGTAATTGGATGATATAAATTATTATAACTATTTCCTTTTTTAGTTAGATAAAATTCAGAAGTAGTTCCATTTTGTGTTAATTGAATAGGATAAGCTGGAATATCAGAATTATTTACACTTATAATAGTTCTTTCTCCTACAGTACTATCAATTTGAGCAGTAAAAGGTATATTATTTTTTACCATTAAATTTGATTCAACTTTAGTAGATTGAATATCTTTAATTTTATTTTCTTTTACATTAATTAAACTACTATTATTTCTAAAGTCTAAACTAGTAGGGTTCATTATATCTAAATCATATTCTGTATTATCTCCCCATCCTAAAGGATTTAATCTAATAAAACCATTAGAAGTTTTATATTGTGTATGATATTTTCCATCTTCTCTAAATACTATATAAGAAGGTAAATCTTTAATATTTTTACCTGTAAATTTTCCATTTTCAAAATAACCTTTATATCCATTATCTAATTTATAATCATAATAATCTTTCATATTATGTTGTAAATGTTGTATTTTGAATTGAGGAATTAATAAATTATTTTCCATAGTAGGATTAATAAAATCAGAAAAAGTTTTACTAGTATTAGAATAATATCCAAGTTGTTTTAAATAAGTAGTTGGAATGTATTGTATAAACTTAGTAGAAGATGGTACACCTTTACTATAAAATTGATGTAAAATAAGTAGATTACCTAAATCTTTACTTGTTATAGCATTATTATTCCAAGTGCCTAAATAAACAGGTTCATTAATCATTTCTATTAAAGAGTTTACTATTTTATTTTCAGAATTATCTACTTTACTTACAGAAGAATATTGAATATTAATAATAGCAGGATTTATATCAGTAACTTGTATTACAGGTTTAAAATCAATATATAAACTATTAAGTAAATCATTAGTATATTTAATATTATTTTCATTATTATCTCTTAAGTTTTGAATAAACTCTCCAAGACTTTCATGAGAAGTAGAAGAATATATAATGGATTTATATATATCACGAGCTTCCATTCCTTTCATAAAAACAGGTACAGCTTTATCTATTTGTTTTGCACTTAAAAATGATTTTAAATCTTTTAAAACTAAAGAAGCGTAATCACTATAAGATGATAATCTAAATATATCTTTACCTGTTTTTTGTCCAATATCTGTAATTAAATTTTGAATAGTTAAATTATTAAAAGGAAAAAATTTACTCCATAAAGCAACATTAGTAGAAACTCCATAAGTTAATGCAGATTGTCCTATAGATGAATACGTTTTATCATATTCTTGTGTATCAGGATTATAAGTATACCCATTAAAATAAGAACCTACATTTGCAATAGTAGTATTATTCATAGCGGAATCAGCTTGTTGAAGTTTAGCAGCGCTATATACAATATTTTTACCAACTCCTGTACTATCAACATTTAAAGCACTACGGACTTGTGCTAATGCTTGTCCATTTTTTTCCATCATTAAAAATAAAGCAAGAGAATTTAATTGTAAATCTAATTCAGGTTTTAATATTACACCATCTTTAACAGAATTATTAAAAATAGATATAAGTTCTTTATCTGTAATATTATCTGAAAACATATTAAAATCAGCTTGTAAAGAATCTAAAGAATAATTAGCTAAATTAGTACTAGTTTTTTTTAATCCATATACAGCAGATAATAAACTATTCTTAACAGTACTATTAGTAACTGAATCGAGATACATTTTCACTACGGGCTGGTTTATTATACCCATAATAACTTCTTCATTATACCCACTTGCTATCATTGCTCTAATAAAATCAAAAGTAGAATCACTAACATTAAGTTTACCTAATATCTTTTCTTTACCATTATCTAGTGCTGCAGCCATTAATCCTTCTAATACATCAGATTTATATCTACCACTTCCGTCATTTAAAAAAGGATCATTTATATTATTATTTTTAAATCCAAAAGTATTAATATAAACAGGTTTAAAAGTATAACCATCTTTAGTACTTATTTTATATTGAAAATATAAAGGGTCTTTACTATATTGACCTAATGAGTTTAAAATCATATCTAAAGAAAAATTCCCAACAGCAGTTTTACCTAAATTACCGCTAATATAATTATCATCTTGTACATTTCTATCTAAAAAAGTATAATAATCTTTAGTTACTTTATTAGCAAATTTTTGAATCATTTCTTCAAGTCTACCAAAAGATAAAGGTTTAGTTCTAGCTCTTTGAACTTCTTTAGAAGGGTTATCTAATATAGATCTTTGTATATCTAATATTTCATTATCTATTACTAAAATTTCTATATTTTTAATTTTATATAAAGATTTAGATTCTTCTATTTTTTTATTTAATTTAATATCTTTTAATAATTCAACTTTAGTTTTACCTTTATAATTTTTAAGTCTTTTAACATCATTATTTAGTTTAAAAATATTATCAATAATAACTTTTCTTTCTTCTATATGTTTAGTTGTTAATTTTTCTAAACTATTTGTATCTTCATTATAAAAAGTAGCATAAGTATTAGTATAAAATTTATCAACATCAAAATCAGAACCCATTTGTTTAGTAAAATCAGCAGGTGCTATTACAACATCTCCATAAGATTCAGGAAGAAATCCAACTACTCTTATATTACTCATTAAATTTATACCCGAAGTTGGAATACGAAATCCAAATCCTTGTAATAATTCAATAGGTAGTTTTTCAGTATCTAAATTTCCATCTTTATTAATAAAATCTTTTATATTTAAAAGTTTTCCATTATTATCAAAAAATCTAAAAGGAACTAAAATATCAGCAGAAGTCATTACTCCGTTATCATTATAAGAATTTTTTAATTCCCCTTTAAATGTGTCTAAAAAAGTTATTCCATTATTTTTAGAATCTACTTCTGAGTTAAAAGATCTAATACCAGCATCAGATGCTAATATATAAGCACGTCCAAATCTTTTTCTTTTTCTAATTCTATTATCTACAATAGATGATAATAAATTTTCTATTTTAGAAGAAGATATAGATTGCCATAATGGTATATCAAAATTAAGACCTGATTCATCTAATTCAAATGAAGCAGTTTCATTAAAAGTCCAACCTTTACTAATAGCTTCATCACTTAATATTTTTTTAAGTTTAGCAATATTACCTATATTACCATTTTTAATATCTAATTCTTTTATTAGTTTTTGATATTGTATTTTAAATCTTTCTTCATATTTATTAAGATACATATTAGATAATTCTCTACCTGATATTTCTTTTGTTTTATCAAGTGGATTTTTAAAACCTAATACATCAAGTATATTAGTAAATGAAAGTTTAGCTTGTTGAGTACCGTCATTTATTTCAGATTTATTACTTTTATCGGGATTATCTTGTTGATTTCCATGCCCTTCTCTAGGTATATTTTTTATTATATGTTTATCTATATTACCTTTTAAAGCTTCAGGTATAATATTACCTTGTTTATCAAATAATTTTACACTTTCTATTGGATTTCCAGCTTTAATACCAGATGCAAATACAGCTACTTTTACTTTATTTTTAGGGTTTTCTAAATAATCTCTTAATATATCTAATTGAGTATTATTTGTAAATTCTTTTATTAAAGGTAAACTAGAAGTTTTAATATATAAAGTTTCCATTATACCATTAGAACCCATATAGGTATTAAAATATAAAGGTTTAAAAGGAATTAATACAGTATCTAAATCTACTTTATTAACTTTACCAGTTTCTTTATAAGTTTTTAATATATTGATTGCAGTTGATTTAGGAATCATAGCATTATAAACCATTCTATCTAAATGTTCTTCTAAAGAAGTGTATTCTTGGGCATCTCCATTTTCTATAGAAGAATAAGATTTTAATACATTTTGTAAAGAAGGGTGATCTGCCCATAATTGAGATAGATAATCGTTACTTGTACTTTGAATATCAGTATCTTCAATAGATAATACAGAAAAAGTACTTCCACTAGGAAATTGAAAATCTTCTTTACCACCATTTACAGCTGCATATCTTTTAGTTGCATTATCAAAAGTATTTTCTATATTTACGGATTTATCTTCATTTAATTTAGTATAAAAAGCAGGGTCATTAAATAAAAGTTGTTGCATATTAGCATTAGCTACTAAATAATTAATAGTATAATTAAGTGCTACACCTTTACCTTCTTCCATTGTAATTCTAGGATTCTCTTTAAAAGCATCAGAATATTTTTTATCAATAAATATCATTTTATCACTATATTTATTTTCTTTTCCTTTTTTAAGTAATCCTAATTTTTCCCATTTATTATAATTAGTATTTAATCCATCAGTAATGTAATCCATTATAACTTCATTAATAGCTTCAATATTATTATTTTCACTATCTTCTGTTAAGGCTTCTTCATTTATATTACCATTTATCCATAAATCTTTAATATTATTAAACTCTGGTAACATAAGAAATTTACTAGCTCCTTTATTATAATCTTTAATATTAATACCTTTTTTATTTTGATTATTAAGTATTCTTAAAAATTCCCCTTCAAATAATTGAGAACGTAAAAATTTTAAATCTATATCAGATAATTTATTATCTGTCATATTATATAATCTACCTTGAGCTTGTATAATAAAAGCATTAGATTTATCAGATAAAGCAGGTATAATAAATTTATGAATTGGTATACTACCGTTTAATCTATTTTTATTATTATTAAAAAATAAACTAAGACTCATTTTAATAAATTCTTTTTTATCTAAAGTATTAACAAGTTTTGCTTTATTATTTATATTTACAGAATAACTATCAATAGTTTCATAACCAAAATCAGAAACAAAATCTCCTGTATTAATAGATGCTGTATATTTATTATATAATTTAGATAACCAAGTAGATGTAGATGAAAAAGGATTATTATTTAAGTTTTTAAGTAATTTTACATTATTCTTTAAATCTATTAATCTTTCCATGAAATATCGATTATTAGTAACTCCCCATATAGTATCTCCATTTGAGTTTTTATATGAAGATGTAAAAGTACTTTTATCAAAATTTTTTAAAAAATTAGCAAATTGTTTAAAAACATTATCATCATAAAAAATATCAATATCTTTATATAAAGGGTTACCATCTTTATCAGTTTCCATCATAAAATCTAATCTATTTTTTATTCCTCTAAGATAACCATCTGAATGTTCAAATTGTTGACTAAGATTTTTTAATTTGCCATTAACAAATACACCATTACGTAACTTTTCAAAAGCAGGTAAAGATAGCTCAATACCTATAACTTTAAATAAAGTTTGAAAAGCAGGATATGTTTGTAAATCTTTATTACCAGTTAAACCATTATATAAATTAGTAAAAGCATTATAAATAACAGGAGAAAGAGAAACTTTATCATCCATTAAATTATAACCTCCAATAGATTTTAGGTTAATATCCCATTTTCTGATAAGCTCTTTTGTAGCGTTTTGTGTGCTATTTTTAATGATTTCAAGCGACAAACTTTCGTTGTCCTTATTTGAATACTCAATAATTTTTATATGGTCTGTATTGTTCTTATTAAAAACCTTAACAAACTGTAATTGAGTTTGTAAATCTAACTCTTTAATCTTATTAATAACATTAGCATAATAAGGTTGAGTAGTTTTTAAAGATTCTAATATTTGAATAGCTACTTGTATTTTAGGAAGTAAAGAAGAATTTACATCAGGAGAAAACTTATTAGTATTCATACCAGCGTTATCACTAGATTTAGAGAAAACTTTAATTAAATCTTGATAAACTACATTAGCATTAACACGTACTGGAATTTGTAATGCTGTTTTTCTAGGTATAATTTTACTTACTCTAGTAATATTATCTATTAATTTTCCATTATTATCTAAAGTAGGATTATTAACTTCTTCAAAAGACATCTGAGCATCAACTATATTATATAATAAATATTTTATTTCATTACTTAAACCTAATTTAGGGTCAATACTAAATTCATTTTGATCATATATTTTTTCTCTTTCTGTAGCATCATCAATATCATTACCATCAGGAGAATCTACATTTTCTTCATTAGGATTTTGATTATCATTAGTATTTTCTATTATTACGTTTTTAGAATTAACAATAACACCAAGTTGTCTAGTTAAATCTAGTCTAACTATTTCTAATATTTTAGATTTATTAGCTTTAATAATATTAACTTGTTCATTTAATTTATCATAACCTTTATAATTTTGATTTTTAGCTTTTAAAACAACTACATCAAATAAATCAGTTTTAGCATCAAAAAATTCTTCTAATTTAATTATAGAAGAATTAGTTTTTTTACTTTCTAAATGTAAAGCATAATAATCTTGAACAATATCAGTTACTACTGTTTCTTGCATAGCGTTAGATAAACCCTCTATTTTATGAGGAGAAGTAAGTTTTTCTTCTACATTAGGGGATAAATCTACAGCAATATTTACATTTTCAATATTAATTTCATTCCATGTATTACCATATTCATCAGTAATAACTTTTACATTATCTTTACTATAAGTTTTATTAAGAATATTAGTTACAGTATTTTCATAAAAGTTATATATAGGTTTTAAAGCACCAAAACCTTCTGTTTCTACTCTTTCAAGTTCTTCTTTAAGTTGGTTTATTTCCTTATCTTGAGAATAAGCTCCTATTTCTCTATTTAAATAATCTGCTTCTTGTTGAGTTTCTATTTTGTTATCACCTTCAATTGGAGTAAACCCCTCTTGATATTTATTGTAATAATCTCCAATTTTATATTCTTTTTTTGTAACTTTTTCTTTCGCTTTTTCAAGTTCTTTAATCCTATCTTCTTTTTGTTTTTTAAATTCTTCTAAAGTAGTATGACCTTCAATTTTACTTGCAGTATTACCAGTAGGAAATAATACTTTTTCATAATCTTTTTTAGCACTATTTTGTATAATAGATTTAATAAAAAATGTAACCCAATTATTATCTTTGTTTAAAAGCTGTAAAAATTGATTATCTTTTTTACCTTTTATTATTTTATTATTATTATTATTTATTCTTTTATTATTAACATCTTCTATATTATAATCATCTTCAAGTAATTCTAAAAAAGAAGCACCATCTTGTGTTTGTAATTTTTCTAAATTATCTTCAATTAAATAGGAGTTATCTCTATTTTTCTGAAATAAATCAGATTGTACTTCTAGTATTCTACGAGTTTTAGTATCTTTTTTATTTACAAAAGGGGTAATAGGTTCGCTTTTAATATCTTCAAGCATTTGTTTATAAGATTCAGCGTGTCTATCTATTGTACTATCAGGTACGTTAGCTCTATTTTCACCTCTTTCAATCTGTGCTTTTATTCTTTGTTTAGCGAGTTCAGGATTTAACTCCATTAGCTTGTATTGAATATTAGCATTAGGAATTTCTTTTTTAATAGCTTTTATAAAAGGTAATCTTTTATCTTTAGTTAAATTAGTAGTATCAAATACAACTTGTTTACCTTGTTTAATAGCCGTTACAGCTTTTTTAGCAGCTTCTTCATATATTTCTTTATCTTTAGATTTATCATTTATATCACCTGTAAATTCTACTCTCATAGCATCTGGTTCTATAACTACTAAATTTTCTTGTGGTAGAGATTTTATAAATGTTGATTTTCCGCTTCCACTTGTTCCAATAGGTAATATTACGTTTGGCTCTGATTTAGTTTGTTCATCACTTCTAAACCACCCAATACCATTATCAGTAGCAAATTGGGCATGCCCTTTAATAGAAGGAGTAATAGCTGGAGTAGCTATTTCATTTTCTGTGTAATTAGTACCTCCTGGAACTGTTAAATTAGAATAATATTTAGTTGGAGTTTCTACATTAGTTATTTTTACAGCTTCATTATATTCTTCTTTAGTTATTCTTTCATCATTTTTAAAATATTTAATTTCATTATCTCCTATAACTACAGGTGGTTGTGTTCTATAAGTATTTTCATTAATAGTTACATCTTCTATACCTACAATAGTTTGCCCTTTATTACCTTTATTTTTAGTAGTATTAATTTCAATAGTGTAACTATAATTAGCTAATAAATCTGTAATAATTTCTTCTCTATTAGTTTTATTTAAGTCTAATGTTAATTGTTTTTGTTTTTTAGGTATTTGTAATTCTGTTAAGATTTTATCTAATGACCAATTATTTTTATTACCTTTTTCAAATACTTGTTTAGATTTATTACTATTAAGAATATTAACAACTTTTAAAGTATATTGAATTTCTGGAATATTAGATATAATATCAGGACTTAAATCTTCATCAGTAACATCACTAAATAAATCATCAGCTTCTTCTACTTCTTTTATAATAGATTCTATTTTTTTAGGTAATTTATTTTTGTTAGTTGATTTTATTAATTTATCAGTTTTATTTTCTAATAAAGGTAAATCAAAATTAATACGTTTTTGAATGGTAGTTATTTTATTACCACTAGGTAATACAATAGAACCATAAGGAGATACTGAAACTTGTTTGATATAATTATCATAAGTTGGGAACTCTTTATCTATTCCTTCTTGATTAATAATTAATAAAGGATTATTAGATTTTAAATTTTCTAAAGAAGCATTAGCAAAAGAATCTTCTAATATATCTTTAATATTAACTAATAAATCATTTAATTCATCTTCTTTTCCTTTATATTCAGAAGCTTTAATAGTATAAACATCTAAACCTTGACCACGTCCTATATAAAAATCTCCTTTAATAAAATTAATATAAACTTCATCTTCGGGTCTTGTATTTAAAGCATCTTTAAAAGAGTTTAAATCTTCAGGAAAATAATTATTAATTTTAATAGAAGAAGTATTTACTAATTTAGATATATAATTTTCTAATCCTTTATTAGTTAAAGTATTTAAATTAATTCTATTTTGTAAAGCTTTTGTACCTTCATTATGTTCACCTAATGCAAAAGCTCGTAAACTATCTACAATTGCAATTTGCATAGGTTGAAATAATCTTGTTCTACTACCATAATAAAAATAATCTTTAACTTTAATTACAACACTTCCTTCATTAAAATGTAAATATTCAGGTAATGGTATATTACCATTTGTAGTTACTAATTCTCCATTTTGTATAATACCAACAGGAAATTCCTCAAATTGAGAAAGAAATGTAGCATCTTCTTCATTAGGATTAGTAATAGGAGCTCCTTTAGATATTTCAGTTATTTTAGATGTAACTTGTTCTCCGTTAATTATACGATTACGTAAATTAATTAAATTAGCTCTATCTAATTCTATATTATCAGGAGTATTATTTATATTTTCAGCAGTAATCCAAGATACATTATGTAAATATAATCCATTAATTAATTCTCCATTATGAATAACCCCGATAGGTTTCTCTTCTACGGGCAAGGTATTAGCTAATACTATATTACCATTGTCATCTGTATAAGATTCTAAAGGTATAAAACTAATTTCATCTCCTATATTAAAATAATTATCTTCTAATATTTTAAAATCTAGATTAGTATTAAGTAAATTAGATAATAAACCTTTATCTATTTCATAATATACTTGTCCTTCTTTAGTTACTTTTTTTACTTCATAATAAACTTTGCCATCTTCTGTAGTTCTTTTTATAGCTTTAGTATTAAAAGCTTGAGATAAATAAGCTAAAACATTACTACCTGTTTCATTATAAATAGGATAAGCAATTCCATTAACTTCAGCACTTGGATTATTTAATATAATATTTTGTTTAGTATTTTGCATTGCAATTCTAGATTCTTCATCAATATCATATACAAATACCCCACTAGGTAAAGTAACTTTAGCTAATTTATTAGATAATACTAAATCATTATTAGTATCTTCTATTGTATCAAATAAATCTTTATAAGTTCTAGATTCATTTGTATTATTAGCTAAATTAAATAAAGCTTGTAAAGAATTATATTGTGATTTAACCAATCTACTACCTAATACAGTAACAAATTCAGTCATTACATCTTCATAATTAGTAATATCTATACCTCTATTACCCATAGTTTCTAAAATAGAACTATAAATATCATATTTTGCATCTAATACTTCTTTATTAAAAGGTAGTTTTTCTTCTGTTTCTTCATCAAATGCTGGATTTTCAAAATTATCTTCTTCTAAATCTAAAGCAAAATCAGTAATCTCAGAATCATATATATCATTAGCTTCTTTTTCTTCTGGAGATAAATTTACTTTTTCAGCTTCAAGTTCTCTTAATTTATCTTCTAATTTAGTTACAAATTTACGAGTAACTTCTTCTCCATCAGAAGCTAAAGCTTTACTATATTGATAATTATTATATACTTTATTTTCTATACTATCTTTTATTTTATTTATTTTAGTATCTAAAGATAATTTACTATTTAAAGTTTCATTTATATAAGCAGTATCAACATCAATAACTTGTTGCATAACACTAGATGCTTTTATATCTGATACATCAAAATTACCAAAAGATGTATTATTATTTGAAACATTGACAGTAGTTGTCGGTTGAGCATTACCCGTAAGAGAAGTAACAGTCGTTGGAGTTGGAGTTGTATTAGGTTTTTTAAATTCTTCTTGTTTTAGCTCTAAATTATCTACTCTATCTGTAATATTTTTTTTCTTTTTAATTATATTACCTAAAGAAATACTACTTCTTTTAGTATCAGATTTTTTAGTTTTTTCTGCAATTTGTTTATTTCTATACAAATTAATATATTCAGCTAATTCTTTAGTATATTTATCAGAAGTAACTTTTTGTAACTCTAATGTATTAGCTAATGATTTTTGTTTTGCAATAGTAATAGCTTTTTGTAAATCATCTAATTCTTCTTTAATTTTTGTATCTTGTAACTCAACTGGTACTTCTTTTGTATCTAAACCTTCAGTAGTTTTATTATTTTGAGTATAATAGTTACTAAGAAGTTCATCGAAAGTTTTTAAAGTTTTATTATATTTTTCTTCTAATTCTTTAACATCTCTTTCATTTAAGTAAGAATTATTAAGTTTATCATAAACTTCTGTACTATTTATAAAAGATCTACTAAGATTATAATTATTCTCATAAATATCTATAGTTTTTAAAATATTATTAGCTTTATTTTTATAGTATTCAGGAGAATCAGGTTTTTCATCATTTAATATACCTTTAGTTTTAGCAACTTCTTCGTCCATTTCTGCATATTTTTTATACAGATTTTTTAACTCGGAGGTTGTACCGATACTAGACGCTTTATAGACTTGGTGGCTTAAAAGAGCACGTTCTAATAGATTATTTTTTTGCGAAGAAGATAAAGTAGGGTCACTTTTAATTTGATTCATTAAATTGGCTGAAAATTCAGCAGAAATTGTAGAATTTACAATATCATTTAATTTATCCTCTTTAGAAGATTTATCATAATCAGCCACAGCAGACTGTTGAGCAACATATAAAGAATCTAATTGTTGAGCAGTAGAAGTTGTATAACCTGCTGGATTTTTATTAGTACCTAAACCAATAGGCTTATCCTTACTAGCTTGAGCTTGTGCATAAGCAGTTGCAGCTTGAATACTAGATTCTTTATTAGTTTCTGTTATAGGATTTTCCATAAGATACTGGTTAAAGTGTCTCATGTAAGATTCATTTGTAGATGTTTGAATATATTTACCAGCTTTAGTAAGAGCAGTTTGACCTACTCCCCCTATTACACCTAATATAGGAGATTCAAGTCCTTCTGCTGTACCTAATCTATCTATTGCTTTTTTAAATGTTAAAGGAGTATTAGTATCTAAATTTTCTCCATATATTTGACCTAAATCATTAATATATTCTTCTGCCCCTTCTTTCCCACCTTCTATAGCTGTATTTAATAATCCTTCTTTTTTAATTAATTTACTTAAATTTGTAGGAGATTTTAAAAATAAATCAGAAGAACTAGTATTAAGTAACATATTTAATCTATTAAAATTAATAGATGCGGCAGCTCCTTTAGATGCAGATACTTGAGCTAGTTTTTTAGCCTCTTCTTCAGATTTACCAGATACTATTGCATTATTATATGTAGATTCATATACATTTTTATATACATCTGCTCCTATACCAACACTTTCAGCTTGATTCATTAAAAAATTTACAGATAAACTTTCAAGTCTAGCACCTACTTGATTTGCTTGTGCAGTAGATAATGCTTTTTGAAATTTAGAAGAACCTCTAATTCCATCTGCAACTTTTTTAGCAATAGAAGCAGAACGAGCCTCAGCAGCTGCATTTATAACTTTACCAGGAAGGGTAGTTAAACCCCCTAAAGCGTATCCAGCTAAAACAAAACCTCCTATAGAAGTAACTAAACTTTCTCCAGTTTCCATCCAATATGCAAAATCTCCAACATCTAAAGATTCATTAGGATTTTCTCTATAAATAGGCATAGCATCTTTTACATTATCTTGAAATTGAGTTATAGCATCAGCTACAAAATTACCTACTTCATTATTACTATTAGACCAATCCTCTACATCCAAAGCATTAGCTACTTGTTTAATAGCCTCAGGTACAACATTAACTAAAGTTCTACCAGTAGCATAAGCAGCTTGTTCCCAATTAGATTGATTTAATGCTCTTGATTTATCTAATTGAGTATTATTATCATAATAAAATTTATTCTTTGGTAAATAATCTTCATATTTACTATAATCAATATCTTGATTAATAGGTTTACTAATAGCAGTATCAGGTTTACTAATGGATGCCATATTCGTAAGAAAATCTCCTATAGGTTCTATAGGAGATTTAACAGCAGGAGTACGAGAATAAGTTGTAGTTTTATTTGTTTCTTTTATACTATTAGCTTCTTCAGTAGTCATTAGTTTTGGACTATTTGAATTAGAATCTAAAGTATCAAAAGATAATTTATTTATAGCATTATCAGCTATACTTGGAATAATAGGAGGTTTTATATTATTTTTTACCTCTGTTTTATTTAATTTTTCTTTAGATTCTGGAGTATCTAAATTTGATAAATCTTTAGAGTTTTCAATTCCAGTTACATTTTCAATGTTGGTTGACTCAAGATTGTCGCCTTGATTTTTGTCATTTGCTAAAGCCATAATTATTATTTTTGTTTAAATTGTTTTTATATGAAATCAATATGTAAATGAGGAACACCATCTACAACGTGTTTAAAAGCATAAGATATTCCTAAATTTTTAGCCATTTCAGGATTAGCTTGTAAATCAGAAAGAAGTTTTTTAGAGTCATCGTTATATTTAGCGTCTAAAGATTTACCGTAAGTATGTAAACTATCCTTAGCTGCGCCTTCTAAATTTTTATTTTTATTTTCATCTCTAAACATACTTGTAATTTTTAATTTATAATCTTTTATTATAGACTTAGCAGTAGAAGCAACAGATTTATTCATATACGCATATACTCCATTTTCTATTTGATTTGGAAATTCAGAATAAAAAGATACAAGTTCTTTAGGATTAATTCTACTATTAATATTAACTTCGTTACCTTTATAATCTTTAATTAAATAAGGTTTAGAAGTTACTCCATAAGTTTTTCTAGTATTAGTAATTGTTCTACTATGTTCAGTAGATCTTATTTTATCAGGGCTAACTTCATAAGATTCTCCAGTAGTTTTAACTTGTTGATTTTTTAAATTTTTATTATTAGATTGTTTAGCTTGAATATTCATAAAATTTTGTCCTATTAAAGCACCTATATCTTCAGGACTAGCAAACATTATTTTTCTATATTTTAAACCTCCTTTATCAGCTTCATATACTTCTTTAGGTATAAAAGATTGTATACCTGTAGTTCTATTAGTAACCATAATATCTTCATTTTCTTTAGTAAGATAGAAATCGTTATCACCTAAACGTCCTGGATTAGCACTTCTTTTAACAGCGTTGATAACTAATTTATGATTATCTGGGGTAGTGTATTTAACGCTACTTCCATCTGCCATAGTATAAAGATTTTTATCATAAAAATCTTTACTGTATAAACTATTATCAAAAGCAATTAATCCATAAGCTTTTCTTTCTTGATCTCCACTAGGAAGTCTATTATTAAAAGATTCTTTATATGCACTGTAAACAGTATCAACTAATTTTTTATTAAAACTTGAATTTATTCCAGCATAGTTAACAGCTGTAACATTTAAAGTACTTGATAAATCTAAAGCATGAGGGTCTTTTTTTAATAACGCTTCACGACCTTTAACAGTTAAAGGTAAAGGCATATTGATTTTTTGTCCATATTCTCTATCACTAGTTAGCATTACACTACTTTTTAATTCTTTGTAATCAATATCATCTAGTGTTAATCCTTTACTTCTTAAATATAAAGGTAAATCTTCCCATTGTCCTGAATCATTTACTACTTTATAATGATTAGCGTCTGCTTTTAAAGTTGTATCAATAGATACACCTAAACGTAGTAAATCATAAGCAGCTGTACCTTTTTTAACTTGGTCATCTACATATAAATAATCAAGAGTTTGATTTACATTAATATCTGATAATTTAATAGATTTTTTCATTTTAGTAGCAAGTTCTTTTGCTTTTTTAACAGTAGCAGGAGAAAAATTAGAAGTATCTATATCAGGATTTGTAAAAACTTTTGAAACTAAAGTATTAAAATCTTCAACTTTGGGGTATGTTATTATATTATTACGATTAATTTTTTTTGTATCAGAAGAATAAGGATTAGAAGAAAAATTAGATGGATTATGACTTTCTAATATTTTTTTTGTTAGTGTAGGTATAGCATTAGTCATTATAGCAGTACCTGAAGAAGCTAAACTATAATTATTTCCATCTTTTAAAATAAAGTCAGATAACTTACCTTTATGGTTATTAGCATACTCTTTTGTATATATAGGTAAAGAAGTGTCACCAATTTTACCTGTTTTTCCATTATCAGTGACATTAATCATATTATTAATATTAACTAAGTAACCTGATTTAGTTAATTCAAGAGCATTACTATCTCTAACATCTTTACGTATTAAATTATTAGAACTTTCATACTCTTTTTCTACATCTATATCATTATCTTTAGCAACTTGTATTATAGATTTAGTTAAATTAGCTTCAGCTTGTCTAGTGTATTGTATTTGAGCGTCAGCTTTTTCTAATTTTTCTTTAGATTCTAATATTAAATCTCTTAAATGGGGTTCTTTTGCTTTATCTATAGTAACTTCATTAATTAAAGCTTTATATTCATTTTGAGCATTTACATAAGCTTTTTGATTTTTTAATTCATTAGCTTTTAAATTTTCAAATATAACAGGACTTGCCGTAACAAAAGTAGTAGCAGGTTTAACAATAACAAGAGGATCTCCAGAAGTATCTTCAAAATCAGTAGACGCTCCTGCACTTGCTCTAGCTCTAGCTCTTGCAGCCTCTTGATATTCAATATCTTCAAAAAATGTTTTATCTTCTTTACTAAATCCATAAATATTAGCCATAGATTGAGCTACAGAATCCATTTGATTAAATTTTGAATTTTCTTTTGCTAATGCTTTAAATATAGCAGGATTACCTTGTGTATATTTTAATATATCTTGTTCTGTTACAGGTTCTACTACTTTACCTTTTTTAATTTTATCAGGAAAAAAAGTAGAAATTGCTATAGGACTCATAGAATTTGCTAAAGAAGAAGGAGTAGGAAGTTCTTTATATAAAGAAAATTCAGCTTCATCATCTAAATATTCAGCATTAGTAGGGTCTTTAGATAAATAAAATAATGCTGTATCATATAACTCTTTTTCATCTTGAAATTCAGTTTTAGTTATACCATACTTACCTGTAACACCTTTATCTATACTTATAGTACCATCTTTATTATGTACGTATCCACCACTACTTTTCATATCTTTTACAATATCAGCAGTTGCTTTAAATAAATCTCTAGTTTCAACAATTTTAGGAGATTTAGCAGTAGGAACTACATATTTACCATTTTCATCTACTGTTATAGGTTCTAAACTATTAACTAATTGTTTTCTTTTCCAATCTAATATCTCAGGTCTAACATTTTTTGTTTCTGATATTTGTTTATCTTTAGTAGTAAAATCTAATTGTTGATCTGCAAGTTCTTTTCCTCCAAAAACATATTTAGCGTCATGAATTAATTGTTCAGTATCTATAGATTTATCAGCATAATTATCAGGATTAATACTAGATAAAGTTGTATCTATTTTATTAATCATTTCATCATATATAGGTTTACTAATAGGATTGAAAGGTGTATTCTTCTGAAATTCTTTTGCTAAATTAATATTATTTTTTGTTGTTAAATAATCATTTTCTCGTGTAGCTAATAAACCTAAAATCTCCTTAGTAGGGGGAGCTACATAAGGAGTTTCAGATTTAGCATAAGATAAAGGATTTAGTCCTGTTTTGTATCTTTGTTTTGCCATTATATTTAGTATAAATATTATAATTAATATTATTTTCTTAATAATCTTTGTTTTCTTTTATTCATTATATTTTTTATAGAAGCTAAATCCCTTTCTTTTTGTCTAGTAGGATCACGTAATAAATCTAAATCTATAATACTTTGCTCTCTTCTATCTGTATTAATATCTCTTTTTACAGCTGTATAATCCTCGACAAAATTAGTAAAATTATCAGAAGTGCTATTAGCTCTATCTATTTTATTTTGATAAACATCTTGTTGATATTCATCTTGTAAATCCATATTAGCATTAGCAGTATCAGTTAATATTTTATTTTGATTATTTTTTAATTGAATTTCTTGAGCTTCTTTATTTGCTAAAATATTACTAGAAGCTTCTAAACCTCTTAAATTATTAGCAGTTATATTAGCCCGAGCTACTGCAGAATTATTAGTATTTCCTCTTACTACTTCATTGCCTGATGCAATTGTATTTTTTATTTCAGCTAAAGCTGGGTTTACATTTACATTTGTATTTAAAATAGGAGAACGACGAGCTAAAGGTTTAGGAGGTTTAGGTGAATTAGTTGTTAAAATAGCATTAGTAATATTATCTATTACTAAAGGAGCTAAAGAAGCATAAGACTCTAAACCTTCTTCTTCTTTTTCTGATTTAGTTACATAATCTAAATTAACTACATCACCTTTAGCTTTATTACTTTTTATAATATCTGGATAAAAATCATTAAAATTAGTATTTCTATTTCTATTATAAAGATTTAAACCATTAGCTCCTTTTTCTACTACACCATTTTCAACTTCTATCATTTCTTGTGTATCTCCAACTGTATTTTGTTTTACTAATTCTTGCTCTTTAAAAAGATTATCATTTTTATTTTGTAATCCTTGTATAGTTCTTTTAATAGCAAAAGTTTCAGAAGGTTTTTTAGAAGATTCTAAATTAGATTCTAATTCTCCTATTTTAGTATTAACTTCTAAAGCAATATCAGCAAATGTTTTATTTCCTTTTTTAAGTTTATCACTAAAAACCATTTTATTATCTACTACTACTTCTTCATCTTCAATATTAGCAACAGGTTGACCATCTTTAGATAAAGTAACTCCATAAGAATTATCTATTTTCTTTTCAGAATGTTTATTACCTACTACTACATCAGCGTTATTAGATATAGGAAGTAAATCTCCACCCGTAGTATCAAACTTGCCCTTAGTAGAGAGGTTATTCGTTTTAGGTATGTTACCTCCTTTAGCATAAACAGGTAAATCATTTATATTATTATTTATAAATTGATCATTATAAACATCTTGTTCTATTATTGCATTATTAAGATTATTTTGTTGTAAAATACCTTCTTGTTTTGCTTGTTCTTTTTTTAATTTATTTTGCTGTATAATTCCCATAATACCTGATACGGCACTCATTCCTAATCCTATTCCAGCATCTAATCCTAAAGCACCTTTAGGTATTAATTTTTTATTTGGTTTTTTCATATCTATAATTTTTAAATTCTATTACTAATTCTTGATTCAACATTAACATTATGTATATGTGTACGAGTATTTTCAATATTATTCATAATTAACCTAATAATTATGAAGTTACTAATAAAATCTGATTTTTCAAACCAAACTCTATTTAAGTGTACTTTTCCTTCATCAAACGAGCCATCTTCTCTTATGGGCAAGTCATTACTATCAATAACCATATCTCTAAATTCATTAAAGTTCCAAATACCTTCTGAATTTCTAACTAAATTAAACTGTTCAGTATCTAATTCAATTCTACCTGAACATTGATAATCAGTATAAAGTAAAATAGCATTAATAGTTTTTTCATATATATTTCTTAAAGTACTATCTTTAACAGTTGTTCTCCATAATACTGATTTATACCATTTTGTTAAATCATATCTACTATTAAATAATAAATCAGTATAAGATTCATAAGTATTAGTATCTGTATTATAAAAATATTTACCTGTTTTAGTATTTTCTTTATTAGTAATATAAATATCTGACCTATATAAAGAAGAAGGTCCAGATATAGTAGTAGGAGATTTATTAATACCAGCATAATTAAATTTATTAGTATTATTATAATACTGAGGGTAATAATCATGTTCACTTACCCATCTTTGCCAATCTATATTAAAAGATAAAGTTTTACTTTTATTTATACTTACTGAATCTAATTTTATATCTAAAAGTACATCATTAGAGTCATAAGGTAAACCATTTTTAATTGTAATAGGCATTCCAACTCCTTGAGTAGGGTTTATTATATAATTATTAAAAGTAATTAGTATTCTATTATTTTTGTCATCTATTCCAATTAAAATACCGTTACCATTATAAGGATTATCTTGTATAGCATTAGTATTAAAAAGATTAGGTACTATATATTGAAGTAGTAGTTCTAATTTTTCTTTGAAATCATTTTCCATTTTTATTTTAGAAATTTCTTTAGGAGTACTACCATTAATTATATAAACTTTACCTCTTTCAGCGTCAATAGTTATAAGTCCATTTTTACTTAATTTTTTTCCAAATTGATGTACAGACCCTATATAACCTTTATTATCTTCATCTAAAATAGTTTGAGGTTTATAAGCAAATAAATCAGCTTCTGCAAGATAAGCTGTATTTTCATCATTATTACTAAGTTTTTCTTTTAATTGAAAAATAGATAGAGAATACCTTTGTTGACAATACACTCCTTTATCAAATCCTACTAAATAAATAATTTCTCCTTTTATAGAAGGAATATCATAATAAGCATTAGGCAAAAAAGTTCTTACATTAGTAGTAGCTAAGTTTTCAGATTGAATAGTTAAAGACTTAACTATTCTATATGGAAAACTATTTAGATATTTTTTTTGAAAATTAAAAGCAACATTAGAAATAAGAGTATTAAGTTGTCTAGTATTTTGCTTATTTGTTATTTGTGTAGAATAATCAAAATTTAATAATTCAGGTACATCTGTAATTCTTCCAGATTCGCCATTCATATTATAAGCATAACCTAGTATTTTATCTTTTACAAAATAAATAAGAGTATTATTATCTATAGCCAGTAAACCACTATAAACTTGTTGAAAATAGTTAATATTATTAACAATAGGTTTATCATCAATAATAGGAGAATTTGGAACATACATAACTGTTTCTATTTCATTATATATGTTATTACTAAAAGTATCTCCAAAATCTTTAAATAATCTAACAGGATTATCAAGATTAGTAGTTCCAATAACTACAAAAGAATTAGGTTGTAAACCTGAATGTATATTATTTTTTAAATTTAATATAGTACTAGATATATTAGCAAATGGTAAATATTTATTTGAAATAGCAGTAGAAACATAATCTTCACTTATTTTATTATAAATACTTAAAGTTAAATCAGTAGTAAAACTACTAATAGGAAAAGTAGGAAAATAATTAATAGGATTCCAGCCAAACGGTATAGTCATACCAACAGGAAAAAATGTATTACTATTTTTAGCTTTTAATTTTACTTGTTCATGAATAAATAAATTATGCTCTTCTTTAACATTACCAGCAGTTTGTATAATAGATTGTATAGTAGCATATTTAAATAATAAACTAGGCATAATAAAATTAACACCTTTTAATCCACTTGTTTCTTTATCGTTACTTAGATTTCTATAAGTCTTTTCATATATGTTGTCTTTATCTCTAGGACCAAAAACTGGTAGATATATATCAGTATCTTGTATAGGTATAATACCATAATTTGCTTTTATAATTTTAGAACTACTATTTCCTTTATAAACAGATAAATTAATACTTTTAAGTTTACTAAAACCGTATCTATAATAAGCAAAATTTTTATATATATTAAAATCTCCATAAGAATTATTAATATAATCCACTTCTTCTTCTTGATCTACTATAAAAGCTGCACCTTCTAATAAAGGTTTAATAAAATTAATATCTTCTACAAGTTTAGAACTAGAATCTTTTTTAACAAAAGATAATCTATAACCTACTATATTATCTTTTGCAATTACAGTATTAAAAGCTGTTAAAAAATTATCAACAGATATAGAAAAAGCAGGTAAACGACTATGATCATCATCTACTGTAGTATCTTGTTTGTTTTTAATATCTTTTCCTATTCTCATAGGGAATTTTTTAGATAAATTATCTAATCCAGGAACTCTATGTAATTTAACATTAGTACCTCTTAAATCTCTACCAAAAGGTAGATGAGTTACATTATCATAATCGACTGTTCCATTATAATGTTCATTATTAGGATATAATTCATCATTTTGCCAATATCCCCAATTTAATTTAACTTGAGGTAAATCAGTGAAATCAGGAAGACCTACAGAAGGGTTATCCCAATCTCCTCTATTTATTATTCTAAAACTAGGTATATTTGTTTCTACTAAATCTACTAAACCATAGACATTTTTATCTAATATTGCTAAATCTTCTATTTCAGGATCTCTATTAGGTATATGAAATTCTTCACTAAAAGTTCCATTATTAAATGCAAGTGCTATAGTAAAATAATATACTTCATCAGGACAAAGTAAAGGCGCTTGATGTCTATTATCTTTTCTTTCATCAAAATATAAATTTAATACAAGATTATTAGCATATTTTTGATAATTATTAGATACAGAATTACTAATACCTCCTAATATTACACAATCATTACCAATAGTTAATGATTTTACTTTTTCAAATACAGATGATTCTATAATAATAGAATCTACACTTACACTATTAAGTTCTGCTACAGAATTAAAAAAGTATTCATAAGTAGAATTAGTAAATGAAATAGGGTCAGTAGTATAACCAAATAAAGCATTATCTCTATAAGCTACTATACCTATAATAAATTGATTAAAAAAAGGATCTAAATCTTCTATTTTAAATGTAATTTCTTTTTTATATTCACTTTTAAAAGCATATAAAGGAAAAGCTTCTGAAAGAGTTTGTATAAATCTAGTAGTAGTAGTACCATCAGGTAATACATAAGCAATAGTAAAAAATAATAAATCTGCATCATGTGTAGCTTTATTTCCATATTTAATAGAAAACAAAGGGGGAATAATAGTAGAAAATAATAATGTAAAATCAGCATCTCTTTGAGATAAGAATTCTTTATTATTATTTAATTCTACTCCTATATCCATAAGGTTTATTAATCTAGGTGCTGAACTTTTTTCAAATACACCATCAGAAAACATTATTAATAATTCTTGATTATAATTATACCATCCTATTATTTCAATAGGTCTACTAGGTTCATAATTAAAATAAATAGTATCTAATACAACTGTTATTACATTAGTGGTAGTGTCTACATAAGAAATAATAGTTCTAGCTGTATTAGTATCATAAGTTATATAAACAATATGAGTATTACTAGAATAAGTGCCTATAACAATACCTGGAATTTGATGTGAAAAATCAAACCCATCTTCTTGTGTTATAGACCCTAATTTCTTGTTATACCTTATATTTTTATTATAAGGGCTAGTACCTACTTCGGCTTTTTCTCTAGAAGCATCTCTAGATAATCCTAAAAACTGTTCCATAGTTTAATGTATATAATTGTTTCTATGTAAATCTCCTAATAAAGGATTAGTCCACATTTCAGTAAAAGCTTGTAATTCTGCTTCTGTAAACCAAGAAGCATCATTACCAGCAGCTGGATATTCTTTTTCCCATAATTGTAAAGCAGTTTCCCAACTAACAACAGGATGTATATATCCAGATAAACCCATTCTATATATAAAATAATACATTAAAGCTTTAATAACTTTAGGGTTATTAGGTATTAATGTTTTATTATTACAATCAGTTGGAATATCTTTATAAAAAACACGTACATAACCTGTATCTTCTTTTATAGATAAAAAACCTCCTCCTATACTGGCATAAATAGAACCTGCACAAGGTATACCATTAGAACCTAAATTATTATTATTTCTAATAAGTAATTCATAACTATTATTTATATTAAAAGGTTCTCCTTTTGTTTTATAATAATAAGCGGATACAAACATATCTGTAGTTTTACTAAGATTTGCTTTACCATTAATAACTGGTAATTCTATATCTTTTATTTGATAAAAACTAGGAATACGCATATCATATATTCCATCTCTAGCCCATACTTCTAAATCTATTATGTAAGATAAATTTTTTATACCAAATTCTCTAATAAATCTAGCTTCTAAATGTTCTATTTCTAGTAAACTATTCATATTTTATATATTTAATTAATAAATCTTCCAATTTATTGTTATCTCTTTTTTCTTTTAAAGCGTCTATTACTCCTAATCCTCTACCAGTTTTAACTAACTTCATATTATAATCTTTAATAGTAGGTAAAGTTAAGTTAGCATAAGGAGATCTACGCCATTTTATAATAAGATTAAAAGGATCGTGTCTTTCTATCCATTCTTCTCCATTATATTCTTCATTATTAAAAGCAGCTTTCCTAGCTTCTAATTCTATTCTAGGTATTCCTCCTTTTTCTATTATTTCTTTTTTATTAGCTTTAGATTCTTTCCATTTCATTTTAGGTTTACATATAGCATTTTCTCTACATAGTACAAAAAAAGAACCTAAAAGTTTATGCTTAAACACATAAGCTTTTTCAATTAAAGCAGTCCATAATAATCTATTAAAAGTAGTTAATATAAAAGAAAATTCAACTTGATTAACTAAAATCTTAGATGCTTCTATAGATTTTATTTTATTCTCTTTCATAGTTTTACTAGTAGTAATATAATTAGTAATAAAAAGATGTTGACTTGGACTTATTCTTAATGTTTTAATGTTTTCAGGTGTTAAATCTAATATAGAATTATATATAGAATATTCAGGATGAAATACTTTAATATCTTTAAATAATTCATTCATTAATTCTTCTTCTATAGAAGAGATAGTACAAGAATTAAGAATAGCTCTACCTTTATCAGATAGAGCTTCTTTATAAAAACCATACATTGTTATATTATTTATCATCAGTTTTATCAGGTTTTATATTAACAACTTGACCGTCTTTTGTAAATCCAGGAATAAATTCTCCTTTCTTTACCATATTATATATAGAAGCTAATAAATCTCCAGAGATAGGAAATATTCTATCATCTATAAAAGTACTAGGGTCATCACAAATACTATAAGCATTTCTAGGATTATCAAAAATACTAGATATAAATAATTCTTTTATATCTAAAGAATTAGTATTATCACAATTTCTTAAATTATTAATTAAATATATATATCCATTTATATATATATAAAAAACAGATTTTTCTCTATTAGGTAATATACTGTCATATTTAAAAGTAGGTAAAGTAGTGTAATGAAAATAAGTACTACCTTCAAAAGAACCTATATATCTAAAAGGTTCTCGGTGCATTGTATGATTTCTATATGGAACAGGTACTTTATCTTTAGTTCTTTTTACATTATATTTAGATTCAGTAGTAAAATTACTATTTAGAAATGATAAAGCTTCTATAGTTACTCCTGTTCCAAGTTCTTTATATAAATCTACATTTATTAATGGAACTGAAAGGTTTTGAGAAAATAAAGCCATATCATCAAAATTTCTACCATCACTATCCCTAAGCATCTTAGAACGATAAATGATAAGAGTATCTTTAATACTTTCTCTTAAAGTCATATTAAATTGATCCCCTAATTGATATGCTATATTTTCTGCTATTGAATTTAATGAATCCATTTTAAAAAAGTTTTGCTATCCCTATTGTTATACTGTTAGGATATTGATTATTAATTGATTTAGTATAACCTCCTTTATATAACCATTTTTTCTTACTTAAATATAAAATTTGAGGAGTTACTTGATTAACAGAATTAATATCTAAACCTATACCTATAAATGCTTTAGGTTTATTAGATAAAATTGTTTCTTTTGTTTCTACTATTGTAACTATTTTTTCTCTAATATATGGAATTTTAGGTTTATATTTAAAGCTTTGGGACACTATTTTACAGCTATCGAGTGATAATATTGTTTCAATATTTCCATCTAAAATAGTATCGTTTATGGCGGTTTGGTAGCGTTTTACCCCCTGTATTTGGAGGTATTCAGGTTGAACTTTGCCCGTAATTGAGAAGCTATTCGTTTTAGGTTCTTTTATATGTTTATATACAGGAACGTATTCAACTTTAGGATTAATTACTCCTTTTGTTTCAATTTCTTTATATTTAGTATAAATATCATTATATTTTACACTTAATGTATCTCTAGTAGCTTTTATTTCTTTTTGAGTATAACCTCCTAAAGCTTTTATAATTCTAGGTTTTAACCAGTCTTTTGTTAAAGAATATAAAAATATTAATAATATAATTATAATTATACCTATAAGTATATTTTTTATTGTTTTTGGTATTGTATTTATTGTTATCATTTTATTTTAGTTTAAAGATTAAATAGAAAAAGTAGAGTAATTAAACTCTACTTTTAAATTATTTTATTTATTTATTTTAATTATACCATCTATAGTAGCTTTAGCTAATTTATCTATATTATTTCTATTACTTAGGAATTCATAATCTTTTCTATTATCAAAGAATCCATATTCAATTAATATAGCAGGCATAGAAGTATACTTAATTACATAAAAATTATCTTCTTTATCTTTATCTCCGTCTTTTAAATCACTTCTAATTTTTCTATCAGGATATAAAACTTTAATTTCATTTAAAATACTTTCTGCAAATAAATCTGATTTAGTATTTCCAATAGAAGTAAAAATTTCAGTACCTTCTCCACCTCCTGCATTATTATGTACTGATATAAATAAAGAATTAGAAGCATTTTTAGATTGATTAGCTATTTTAACTCTAGAAACTAAAGAAGGGTCTATAGCTCTAGCAGGATGTACAGTATACATAACTTTAAAACCTTTTAGTTGTGCATATAAACCTAAAGCTTCTACATATTTTTGATTTTCAAAACCTTCATAAACATGAAGACCATCAGGATATTTAAATTGTTTTCCAGGTGTAATGTATTTACCATTAGAATCTAAAGTACTATGACCTCTATCTAATATTAATGTTGTTATATTCATAACTAATATTTATTTAATTATTATTTTGTTTATTATTTTCTTTATAATCAATATCTATATTTAAATTCGTATTTTCTATTGTTTTATCTTTAATAAGTTGAGATAATTGAGGAAAAGCTTTCCATTTAGTTATTTTATAAGCATTATCAAAGATAGAAGCAAGTAAAACACCGGATATAAACCAACCTATTATTTTATATGTAGAAACAACTTCATAATGATATTCTTTATCCCACATAAAAGCAAGAGTAACTAATATTAAAGATATAAGTAATCTAGGCATTGTATGTCCCCATACAATTTTAGCTGAAAATTTTTCTTTTTTAACTACTCTAGCTGACCAATATCCAAATATAACATCTAATATAAAAAAGAGTATTAATAAATTTACACTTCCTTTTATAGGTAAAACATAAGCAATAAAAGAAGTAATAATTCCAATTGTACTTATATATATATCTTTAAAGAAATATATTAAAGCATTTTTAATTAATATAAGTAGATTCTCTGAATGTGGTGTGTTGTTCATATTATTTGTATTATAATTAAAAAAAGAAGTAGTATAGTTATATTTATTAATATAACTATACTACTAATAACATATTAATCTTTCTTTTTACCACTTGGTATTGTATATCCAAAATACAATGACCCAACAGTAGCAGCTGTGTATATTACTGTATCCCAATTTACAAAAGTAAAAAAAGGTGTAATATCAAATGTACCTGTGTTTTGCCAATCTAGTATAACAGGATTAATACCTGACCATATTAAACCTACTAAAGCACCTAAAAGAGATAAAGAGAAGCCTTTAATAGTTTCTCTAAAGTTTAATTTACCTTTAACTGAAATTTCTGTATTCATAATTATTTATTTATTAATTAATTTTTTAATAAACTCTATTAGTCTTTCAAATAGGGTTTTCTTTTTTATTATTTTTTTAGGCTCTTCAATAAGATAATCATATTTAGGAATTGATAAAGAAACCTCTTTTTGTTTCATATCAGATTGCATAATCGGAAATGTTTCTCCAATTGTATAATCATTTGTTCCTGATGCTATGATACTTTTTTGACTAAACATCACCGTTACTAACAGTATTGTTAACAGTGTGTAAGTACCTCGAAGTACCTGCCCTTTTCTTTTATATTTATTAGTCAAAATCATTCTGTTTTTTTTTAAAGTTTTAAATTACTAAGAATTACTATTTACAACAGACATTAATAATTTGCAACAATTTTTATAATAAAGCATTTCTGATTGTGTCATTCCGTTACCCAAAGAAATTAACGAATAATGTTCTACTTGTGATAAGTCGTACAAGAAAGCATTCCCACCAGTAAATGTAAACGAACCACTATTGACAGCGACTTCCGAGGTATCGTTTGCAATTGAAGTGACAAGATTTGATTTGTTAGAAATCCCAAAAAAACCATTCCAAACCGTAGGATTCAAATCTATGGGATTCGGGTAATTGTAAATTGTTTGAGCAAATCCTTTTTTCAATTCGTCGGAATAATTGCCTTCCCATTTCAAAATTGAAGTACTTTTATTATCAACACCACCATTATTTGAAAAGACAGCCATGTGGTAGTCTTGCAAGTTTAAAGTAAGGTTTATTTTATTCTCTCCCGTGCCTCCACCGTTGTACTTTAAAGAGTGGTTTATTAAAGTAACCATATCAGCAGGATCATATCCAGGGTAGGTTGTAAATCCTACACCTCCTTTAACATCAAGTAAAGCATCAGGAATATTATATCCTATAGCAGGTAAAATTAATACTTGAATTTTGTCCCATATACTTCCAGCTTTCAATTTAAAAATAAAGTCACGAAAAGCATAAATTATACTTTCAGATGGTTGTGAAGTCATTAACGATAAATGAGCATCAGCAGTTACTTCAGAGGCTCTTAAAACTAATGTTTGTCCGATATTGTTTGCTGAAAAATCAGCGGTTTTTAAAACTATATTCATTTTCTTTTATTTTTAAAAGGTTATTTTATTAATTGGCGCAAAATTGTAAAGATTGAATCTTTGTACAGGCAGTGCTCTATTAGGTCGGTAATTATTTTCATAAGAATCGGTTAGATTGCCACCTCCTAATTTACCATTCCAAGCGTAGGTTAAATCAAGACCTGTTGGATTAGCCAAACAAGTAATCATTACTGTATCTTTATTAATAATACTCACCGCTGTAATTAATTCAGTTGCACCACTTTTTAAACTAAATCCATAATTTGTAATAGCAGAAGCATTAGGATTAGGAGATACAGAAGCGTAATTAGAGAATTTCAAAGGAGGGAAATCAACTTTATATTTAACAAATATCTTATAAGTTCCTCCAGTTTGAGCTACATAATAAGAAGACAAAGGAACTATAGGCGAGATGGGATTAGTTTCTAAAACACGTTTGAATTGAACACCCATTAACGCCCCTATTTCGTCGTAACTATAAGTAGCGTCAGCGTGTAAATCATCTGAACCGTAATTGAATTGATACATTGCACAACCAAAATGAATATTCTCATTGTTTTTTACAACTTCTAAAAAATCCAAAGCAATAATGTTTTGACCGTCGCCTGTTTGCGTGCCTACTTGTGTAGCTGGTTGATATACTATGAATTGAACATCTTTTTCTTGTCCTGTAATAGTTTTAATATCAGTGTTTAATTCTTCAAATAGTGCGGTAAGTTTTGTGACATAATTAGTTGTACTAGCATAATTACCTTCTCCCTGCATATATGTTAAAACTGGAACAGCAAAAGATTTGTTTTGATTAGCCGCTAATTTCTTCCCGTTTTCAACAGATTTAAGAATTCTTAAATATGGATTAGCAGTTTTTACACTTAATTCATCAACACTAGCACCTGAAAGTCCACAAGTTGCACCGATAAATTCATAAGGAATGTCGGCATAAGAATTATAGTTGTTTTCCAAAACAATAAGCTTCGAAAACTCTCTCATTAATCCAGCCAAAGATCTTTGTTTAGTTGTTTTTGTGAGAGGTGTAAATGCCGTTCCAAAATAAGCATCTTCTGAAATTGGAGAACCATTAAATGTTCCTTCTACAGGATTATATAAGTCAACTGCAATTCCGTTTTGAAACATCAAAATATTGTTAGGAATATCGTCGTCATAAGCTACACCTTCATTACCATAAACAGAAAGACTTTGCCCATAGCTAATAATCATATTAATATCAGCAGGTAAACCAGCGTCGATAACTTCTTTTTTTTCAAACACAGTCAATCCATTTTCGTCGAATTTAGCAATAACATTTCCAACTTCATCACTAACAGTGTATCTGTCGGTATTAGATATTAATTGGTTTAGATCATTTAATCCAATAAAATTCATAAATGCCTCAACATTATCAACCGCAAATTCTTGGGCTCTTACAAACGCAGCGTGAAGACCTTCTTTTGATATTTTTACTATAACATATCCAGCACTATCAGAAATAATTAATTCATCTGAATCCACTAATATATTATTGTCATCAGTTTTTTTCTTTACTTCCTCTTTTAAAACTCTCACACTATTAGCACTACTAGGTTTTTGAATTTCATTAGAGTTAATAGAATCGATGATGTCTGTTTTTTGTACATACCCAGTCAAAACTAAAGCAGTTTGTGTAATAGAATAAGCACCTAAAGCATCACGAGCAATAACAGCGATACTATTAGAATTTACAACAACACCACCTAAATTAGTATAAGTGCCAGGTTCTAATGCAATACCAGAGGCTATACCTGTACCCGCAAAAGCGGGAGAAGAAGGTACTAAAGCTTGTCCAGTTACTCCTGTTACGGCAGCAGTAATAGCATCTTCTAAATCTTGCGCTGTACCAACATAGCCTCCTAAAGAAAGTTTATCGGCTAAAGCGGTTGCTTGTGCTGTGGATATAGGTTTTTGTAAATCAGTAGTATCATCAAGATGAGATAGTTTAGTAATTTCAGTATCAAATACTAATGATTTTCCTGTTGATTTTAAAACTCTTGTATCTATTTGTTGATTAACATACTCGATAATAGGAGTTGGATTTGAAACTTCTTCTAAATCATCTTCTATTATATTTAAAAGACCTTTTCCTTTATTTATAATTCTAAGTTGTTTTTTCATTGTTTATAATATTAATTAATTAAGGTTCTATATTTTCTTCTTCATCGTCATACTCTATCCAAATATCAGAGTCTGTAGATTGTTTATTATAATCTAAGGAATTAATATATTCAACTAGTTGTTGAATAAGAGAACCTTCTCCTGATAAATCAGAAGCTTTTATTTTAATAGTTCTAGAAAAATTATTTTGATTCATAGTATCTGATAGATTTTCAACATTAAAAGCAAGTAATGATATTGCATTAAAATCTACATTTATAATATACTTTGCTAAACAAGAAGTAAGTTCATTAAACATAAAAAAATTATTAATAGTAGTATTATAAAAATTTATAATATCAGAACCCATATCTTCTGTATTTAAAAATAGAAGACTTTTATAATAATAAAATAAAGAATAATAATTACCAACTATTACTGTTTTAAATAAATTAGAATTAATATCAGTAGAACCATTAATATAATAATTGAAATATTCTTTTCCTAATTCAGTTTTTTTATCTAATATAGTATCGTTAAAATATAATTGTATAAAATTAGATAAATAAAAATTAGTAATAAGAACTTCCCCGTAAGAGAAAGGTTTAATCGTATTAGGTAGTATAAATGTAGTGTTAAATAATTTTTGATTTTTACCAGTATAACAAGAATCACATTCTTTTTTACAAGTACAAATAACATCTTTAATTTGTTTAATAAATTCAGTAATAAAAGTATCATTAATACTTAAATAAACTAAATAATTAGAAACAGTATTTGAATAAACCTCTAACGAATAATCCCCATCTACGGGGTAAGAAGTTAAACCAGTTTCAGAAGTAAAAGAATCAATAATAGTAGGATTACCATTATCATCAATTTTACTTAAAATAAAATTATATATAGTAGAGTTCAAAGATCTAATCTCTTTAAGACCAAGACCTAATCGTATCTCAATATAGTTATCTTTATAATACATAATATAAATAGGTTTTAAATTAATAAACCTACTATTAATAATAATAGTAGGTTTAACAATCAATCAATTAAAAAAAAATTATTAACTTATATAACTACTATTTATATTAAGCTACATCAGGTGTAATAAATGTATCATAAAGGTCAGATAAAGTAGAATCAGCAGCAGGAACTACAAGTAGTAAATTAGGTGTAGCTGCGTGAATAGCTGTAGAAATAGAAGGATGAACTACTTTATTCCAAGTTAAAGATAAAACATTATAATTAGTACTTAAACTTGATTTTAAAGGTTCTTTATAATATAAATCTCCATCTCCTGTATAGTTACCATTTCCTTTAAATACAGATAATTCTTTTTCTATTTCTTGAATTTGTTCTCCTGTTCCTTTTGCAATAACTCTAGCTGTTACACTAATAGGAGTATAAGGTTCAAAAATATCAGAAGTAGCAACACCAAGTTTAATTTTAGAATTTAAAGTTGTAAGTTTAATTTGGTATCTAGCTGTATTAGTTTCTAAAGAAGCAGTAACTAATGTTTTAGCTTTAGGGTCTGCATTAATTGTTGCTACTACTCTAGTTAAATATTGTAATACAGTTTCTGTTGTTTTTTTAGTAACAGTAATAATAGCAGGGAAATTATCAATTTGATAAGGTTCTACTAAATCTACAAGTCTAATAGTACCTTCTCCTGAACTAGGAATTACTAATTCTGTACCAGCTTGAGCATTATCTCCTAATTTATATACTCCTGCGACACCAACTACATAAGCTTGATAATTTTTATTAAAAAGTGAAGCAGTAGGAATAATTAAAGAAGATTCAAAATCTCCATCTGCTTTTTTAAGTATAAACTGAATACCTTTTGCATTAGTTAATTCAGTGTTAGTTACTTCACTACCTCTAAGGATAGGAAGAGTTCCCGCTTCTCCGTGAAGAAACATCCCCATTTGTCCTGTTGTTAAATCAGCAGTTGTGTTACCTGTTAAATCGGTAAGTGTTGTTCCAATTAAAATACCTTCCATATTGTTTTTATTTATTCGATTAATGTATTCTCATTTACAAATTTTTCATAAGAATCTGATGCTATAATACCTTTAATAAGTTGAGCTGTATCAGCCATTATTTTATTAACTATATCAATAGGTAAATCAGAACCTATACCTAAAAAGTAATCAATTTGTCTAGGAAATCTTATATAAGTAAGGGTAACGCTTGAAAGTTTAACTTTTTTTGGTAATTTTACCTTTAAAACATCTCTTGTTCTAACTGCTTTAAGATTTAAAGGAGAACTAGAAGATAAAGAAGAATTATCAATAAAAGTTTCATATTCAGTATCTACTACAGATATAGGACTTTCAAGTGGAACAATTAAATCTAGTTTACTAGATAAAACTTGTTCTTTTATAATATTTAAAGATGTTAAATTACTATCTAAAATTACATCTAAAAATTCAGTACTATTAATAACTAAACGTTCTAAAATATTATCGTATTTAATATATATTTTATTTTTACTTATAGTATTAATTTTAGATAACTTTAAATTAATTAATTTAATCATAGCATTAATAATAATAAAAGATTTTTTATAATCTTTTACATTATCTTGTGTTTTAAATTCATCAGGAAGATTTGCATAATTAAATACTTCTACTGTAGTATTTACATTTTGTTTATTTTTATAAACAATAGATAAAGTAAGAGAAGTTAAAGTAGCAAAATCTAAATCCTTTAAATCATATAAACTACAGTTTATATTAGTAAGTCCATTAGTATTTATTTTTGTAGTACCAGTACAGTCTTGAGCTATATTAGCTTTTGCGTTAATTATTCCATAAAAATCAAAAGGAAGCGTAATAGTTGCTTCCTTTTGGTTATTAGTACTTGGATATAATTCTGTAGTTTCAAATAAATTAGCTAATGAATCTAAACTTGTTTGAGTATCAAAAAGAGATACTCTTTTTGGATTACTTGTTAAGTCTACTTTTTTATTTTTATAGTTATTTAAAGCTAAGTTAAATAACATATCTAGTTCTTGAGGTAAAAAGTTTTTACTTTTATTAGTATTAACCTTTTGTAATAGTACCCGCAAACCTACATGAATTTCAGATGCAAGCATAGTTTATTTAATTAATATTAAGTTTGTTTTTTATGACAGCTAAAAGAGCTTCACCTTCTGGAGTTGATTTTAAATGAAAAGCGGCAGATTCAATATCATTTCCAATAATAGAATCTCCGTATTGTACAAGTTTACTATTAACAGGTTGTTTAAGAATATGTAAATTAATTCCTTGTTGTACATAATATTTATGCATCCAATTTTTATCACTAATTAATTTATTTACTTTAAGTCTTACAGCGTGAGAAGTTTTAGCAGTATTATAAATAATAATCTTTTTATCAGTAATAGTATCAAAGTCTGAAACAGTTTCATCAATAGCAAGTAGAATTGCATTAATTTGTTGTTCATCTTTTAATTCTGTAAGATTAGTAGAAAAAGAATTAAAGACTTCCATTTCACTCTCTTGTTCTTTAACATCAACAGCCTTTTCATAAATATATCCAAAAATCTTAGGAGATTTTTCTTTATCTTCTACTCTATTAGCAATTCTAGAATGTTTTAGTGCAAAAGCTAATTTAAGAAAATCTGCATAATATTCAGGATTTAAACTAATATGTTTAATACTATTTACTTTTTCTTCTTGTTCTTCTAATAATTTATGTACTACTTCAAATTTTTCATCAATACGATTAACTTTTTCAAAATCTTTTTGAGCTTTATTACTTAATAAAGTTACAGCTATTTTAATAATAATACCTTGTTCTGTATCTCGTTTGTTTTCAGAATCACAAGGCAATATATTACTAAAGTTAGCCCAATAATCTTTAATATGAGATTGAAAACTATTATCATTAGTAGATACATCAATAATAGAAGGCATTAATACTCTTTCTAATGTACCAGTAACCCCTTTTAAAGGTCCACCACTAGGTGCCATTATAGATTCAAGATAATGTACAAATTCTTCAGGAGATTGATTAGGAACAGATACTAAGCCTTTTCTTAATCTAATATTACAATTTAAACTTACTTTTTTAGCTTCAATTGTAGTATTAGCAATACTTTGTTGTATATTTTCACTTGTTAGTTTATTATTTTCCATTTTTATTATATTATTATTATAGTTTATATTACTTTTTTAATTTATCAAAAGAAACCCTCTTATTATTAAGAGGGTTTTAATTTAATTTTATTGTTAATTATGCATTATTAGCAGCGTCACAATATAAAGAAAAACAATGTGTATTTCTTCTAATAGCAACTCCTAAAGTTTTAAGGAAGTGAACTGCTGATTTATCTTGTGAAGTAGATACTACTAAATCTTTTCCATTACCAGAGTAATCAGAGAAGCTATTACCTTGTTTTAGTAAAGTCATACCTTGTTCAATACCTCTAATCATAGAACGTCCTTTTTGATTAACCAATTGAACGTTATTTTCTCCATCATAAGTAGACATGTCAACAAAGTGCATTTCATAAGAAGAAAGTGGTCTTCCAGAGATAGCGTGTTTTGGAGATTTATCAGCGTAACCTGAATGATCTAAATAAGGCATTGTAACTACAGATACCATATGACCATCAATATGACGGAAATGTGTAAATGCGGCACCAAAAGTAAGATTCATTGGAGAACCAGTAATAGTACTATTAAGAGCACCTTGGTAAATAGTCCAAGATTTAGCCTCTGTCATAATAGCATTAGAGAATTCTTCTTTTCCACTAGTACCAGTATATAAAACTACATTTACATTTTGTTTATCAGATGCACCATAGAAAATATCAGAAATAATTCTATTAATCTTTTTAAACGTTAAGATACTGTAGGTACCTCTATGTGGAATTTGAGCTTTAAGTCCAGCACCGTATGGAATTGGTAATCCAGTATCAGGGTCAATAGTAGTAATAACTCCATTAACATCACGATTATAATTAGATTCCCAAAGAGATTCTTCACAAGAACGTTTAAAATTCATTTCATGTTCATACTCTTCAAAAGGTTGCCAAAGTTTAGTAACTCCATTTTTAGTAGGCAATAAATATTCTACAGTACGATTACTAATATTACCAGCAAATTCATAAGATTTTCTAATAATACCAATTTGATTTTTAGCTTTACCCGGAGTTCTTCTGTTTGATTCATTACCAACAGAGTAACCTTCACTTACGTTAGCTGCACCAATCATAGCCCAAAGAGTCCCAGGAGCAATCTCTCCAAGAGGAAGGTTAGGTGTATTAGCATTTTTAACTAATTGTAAAGAGTAAAGATAACCATTAGCTACTTTAACAGGTCTACGTATAACACGACACCAAACATTATTAGGAGAAACAACGTTATGTTGAAATTTAAGAAAAGCATCTTTAAATACTACTTGAATCTCTTCACCAGGTATAGCACCGACAAAAGTAACACCAGTATAAGCATGAGATACAACTTCTGAAGTATGTTTAAGTTTACCAAAAACAGCCCAATCATATTCAACATCTTCTATACCTTTCCATTGAACTCCATTTTTTTGTCCTTCTGTAAGGAACAATAAAGGAAATAATTTTTGTTCATTTCCTTGAAGAAAAGTAATAGCAGGATTAATTGTATCACTTTTTGACATTCTAGCCTTAGCTAAACTAAGATTAGAAGTATATCCATCGTCATTATAATTTGGATGAATTAAAATTCTAGCTTTTTCCATTTTAATTTGTTTGTAATTTAATTATTAATAAAGGGTTTTTGTTTATGAATTAAAAATTAATTTCATTCATACTAGGAATGTAATCATTTTGTGTTTTAGTTGTTTTACCTTTATCACTACTTGTATTACGTTTATTATTTTTAGCCATACGCTCTCTTAATCCTTCAACTTTTTGAGTTTGTGCAATATTACGAGCTAAAGCTGATATATCGTTATTTTTATAACGAAGATAAGACATTAATAAATCAGAATTTATATCTTCTTTTTCAGCATCTAACATATCTTTAGATTTACCATCAGATACTGGAGTTAAAATATAAGAAAGAAAAGCTTCACGTTCAGCAAGAGGAATATTAATATTAGATAGTTTACCATTTTTGATGGTATTAGTAACAGTATTCCAATATTTTTCTGTTTCTTGTTGTTCTTTGATTTCTTTTTCTTTTAACTGTTTATCAATATTTATTTGTTTTTGTTTTTGTTGTTCTTTTAAAACAGAAGCATTAGTCATTACTTCTGTATTATAATCTTCTTCTGATAAAGTATCTAAATATTTAAGATAATTAGCAGTAAGTTGTTGACCTGTAGATGTATAAGCTTCTTTAATAATAGCTTGTTTAGCTTCTTTAGTTAAAGTTTTATAATCTAATTTATCATAATCTACTGTACTAGATTTGTAACCTTCTGCAGAACCATGTAATAAATAATGTTTACGGAAAGCTTCTAATTCAGGATTAGATTGCATATAATTTTCCACAGCAGAAGAGCTTAATACTTTAGCTACTTTAGCTACTATATCTACAATAGAATCTTCTGAATCATCAGGTAAAAAATCATCTTTAAATGATATATCAAAATTCTTAGATAAAGCATTCATTACTACACCTACTGTAGTATTTTCTCTAAATAACTCTACTTTATTTTTTACAACATTACCCTCAGCATCTACAAAATCTCCATTTTCATTTACAGGTAAACTATTATTAGTTAAATAGTGTTTAACTTGTTCAGCAGTGTAAAGAATTTTACCATCAGCATCTACAATTTGACCTTCTGCGTTAAAAGCTTCACCTCCAAAAGTATCTACAATATTAAGTAATTCTTTAGATTCTTCTTCACTTAAATTAGCAGTATCTTTGTTTTTTACGATATTAAGTAAATCCTCAAAAGAATTAATAATATTAATAGAATCATCATTAGAATTGTCAGAATCATTATCAGTATTATTATTATTTTCTAATTCTGTTTTTTTCTTTTCCTTTTCTTTTTCTTCTTCTTCTTTTAGTTGCTCAGCTGTTTTACCTGCATTGCCCGTAAGAGAAGAGTCATTCGTGGTTTGATTATCCTCGTTGTGTAAATTCTCAAAACTTATTTGGTCTAAGGCTTCAAGATTGTTATCAATATTAGAAGTATTATCTTCTTTGTTTTCATTTTCAGTTGCCATAATTTTAATTATTTATTAATACTTGTTTTTCTTTGTTTTAATGCTTTAGCTTTTAACTCTAAATCTTTATTATCTTTATTAATAGTATGATTAAGTTGTTTATCTTTTCTATTAGAATCTCTAATTTTTAAGTCATCATCCAACGAAGTATCTTCTTCTATGGGCAAGTCTTGTTCAAAATCTGAAAGTAATTTACCTTCTAACATTTTATCGGCTGTATATTTAACACCTTCTAATTTAGAATCTATTTCGTAATATTTAAGTTCATCTGCGGCTATTTGTATTTCTTTTTTTAATTCTTCAAGTTGCATAGCTCTATCATGTTCAGCAGAGGCTTTTTGTTCTTCTAGTTGTTGCATTGTTTTTTCCATCTTATCAAGAAGGGTACTAACTTTAGAAGTACTATTAGTACTATACATTTTACTTACTGTAGCAGCACTGGCTCCATTTTGAATCATAGCTTGACCGTAACTTCTCATCGCTTCTATACCTCTAGTATTAGTGCTAGCATCTTTTACAAATACATTATAATTAGAAGATGCGTGATAATTAGCTTGGTCTATATTCATTTCAAATATACCACGAGAACTATCACTATATATATAAGATTCTTTAATTCCATTTATCCAAGCAGCTTTTGATATATCTAGTAAACCTTGATAATCTTTTTCTAGCATCTTATCAAATTGACGTACAAGTTCATAAGTAATTATAGCACTACGTACAATAGCTTGTTCAGTTGTAGCTTTACCCGCATATTGTTTTACATCAGCAAATCTTTGAGCATTCATACCAATAGATTCCCAATATTCATTTTTAGTAGCTATAGCTAATGTACCTAAATCATTTATAATACTATTTAAACTCATATCTATAGATTTAATCATAGATGCAGCAAAAGAAGCATTAGGAGCAGCTTCATCAATCCATAATACAGATGTAGCGTCCATATGATAAGCTTGTTTAGTTGTGCTAATACCTTTTGAACGTGGTACTAAACCATAAGGCATTACTAGTATTTTATCTTTATTTTTATTAATTAGTTTTTCTGTACTAAATTTAATAACATTTACAATACGTTGATAAGGTATAGCTTCTTTTACAATAGAATTAATTTCTCCTATTCTAGTTCTAGCTATAATACCATTATAACAAGATTTAAGATTACCTTTAGAATCTACATCAGAACGGTCAAAAGCAACTTCTCCACATTTAAAGAAATAATCCATTACTTTATATCCTTCTATTTTACAAGTATACCATTCTTTACTTATCTCAATATCACCAAGTTCAGGTTGTAATTCATAATCACTAGTAACTTCATTTTCTTGTTCTAATCCAAATTCATCTATATACTTTAATATGTATATATCTTTATAACTAGTATATATAACATGGAAAACTTCTATACCATTAGTGTAAGCAGTCATTGGTATAGTAGAATTAATATAATTACTTTGATTATAATTACTCATACTACCATTTCTACCAGTTTGTTGATATTTTTGATTGTATTCATTATAACCGTTATTAACTTCCATTTCAAAAGCTTCTATTTGAGAGTCTTTTAATTCTCCTTGTAACATTTCTAATATTTGATAAGGAGTCATAATTCTACGTCTAATATGAACTTCCGCATCTTCAACAAGAGAACTTCCAGGTTTCATATTAATAACAAAAAGTTCATTACGAGGCACTATTTCATATATAACTTCGTTATTTATAACATCTTTATATGTAAAACAACCTCCTGTTACAACCCAGTCATAAAAAGCATCTAAAACTTTATGGTCAACATCACAATAAAACTTAATAAAGTCTAAAGCTTCTTGTCCTTTTATTAAAGTAGCATCATTAAAGGTAGTATTAAAATTATTAACTACCGATTCTAATTCAGGCATAGGATTTTGTTCATCAATTTGTACTCCTGTAGTTTTTTGCCAATCTCTAAGAAATTTAGCTTTATGCCACTCTTTAATAATCATATTTAAAGCTTCATATCTAGCTATATCATCAGCAGGATTAAGATTTACAGTTTCATACTCATGACTTCTTGTTCCAAATTCTCCAAGCATTAATTTAACTACTCCACCTGCTATATTATAATTAGTTAATTTGGCTTTATATAAAAAGTCAGTATTAACATTACTATCTTGATTTGTAGTTTTATATATAGCTTCGTAATCTTTAGGATTAATAATTCCCTCCGCTATAGCATATAATTGATTAATTTCTTCTAATTCAGCTTGCCATCCAGAAGTATCTATATAATGTTGTATAGTTTCTTCTATATTTGTAAGTCCGGTTTCATTATTTCTTCTTCCCTTTTCTTCTAAGGTAAGTAATTGATTTGGTAATGCCATAATTAATTATATAATTTAATTAAAAGTAGGAATCAAATTCTATTGAATTTGTATTAGAATTTAAAGTAGAATCTATATCTGAATACATATCATTAGTATCTTCCATATATCCAAATGGTTTATTAAAATAATCATCTATATTAGCAGAAGGTCTTTCAGGTACTTCATTTTTAAAAAGAGCCTCTTTAATATCAAACATACCTATAAGTAAACAAGATACTCTATCAGCATTTTTAGAACCGTCATATTTTAATAATTCTTTCAATATAGGTAAATCATATATTAAATGCAAATTTAAAACTGAATTTCCGTATATATCTTTACCTCTAGGAGTAATTAACCAATTCTTTAAATACACAATTGCAGTGGACTTTCTTTGTTGATTTGATGCTATCGATATACCGTATTTTCTGCCCATTCCGCCTTTTTGTAAGTCTTTTTGATGTTGAAAGGTGGTTTCAGATTTTAGAAGGCTTAAATAGCCTAATTTTAAGGCGTTTGCATAAACATCCCCTCTATCGTTTTCATAAAGAAGTTTACTATTATAGTATTCACAACCCATAAACATTTGATGGTCATAATCAGTAGTATCTTCAGTTCTACCTACATATATAGCAACAATTTTATCTCCTTTAGAAGGAGTCATATTATTAGAAGCTTCATAAATAATAGTACAAGCTAACGAGTCTTTAATACTAAAAGTTTCTTTAGTTTTAGATATAGCAAAAGGGTCATTCCAAGCATGATATAAATTATCAGGTATTAAACCAGTTGCAGGGTCACGATAAGGTTCATCATATATTACCCAACAACCTCTAGCATCTTCTGATTTAGATATAGGATAATTTCTAATAGCGGGAGCCGTTAATAATAATTCATCATCAGTCATTAAAGCTCTATCTTTAAATACTACTTTAGAAGTTCTAGTTGAATTTGCTGTACTAAATACCCCTTCTCTACCAATAGAAGTTTTACTTCCCATTTTAAGAACTCTTTTATATTGAGCATCTATAAGTTGTGCATTAAAGATAGCACTTTTAGCTCTACTAAAAGCTTGTGAAGGCATTTTAGGTTCTTCCATTTCATGAGCTGTAATTTTAGCATCATCTTTACCATAACGAAGAATATCTAATCTTTCGTATTCTAATGCTCCCTTAACATTACTATTTCCATGTATATCAATAAGTCCAGGTTTAGACATAGTACAAGGATGAAAGAAACCACAACATTCATCAGTAGAATCTTCATCCCAGTTATTTACAAATGCAAGAAATTTTCTTTGTATAACATTATAGAATAAATCCTCAAAACCTGCCCAAGCATTTTCAACTCCACCACCAGTACCAAATACAATCATAAGCCCAGTCATTAATGCTCCATCTTCAAGAGATTTTAATGTAGCATCAAGTACATCAGTAAGATTAATACATTTACCAGCTTCTTCTATAAGTATTAAATCAGCATCTTTACCACGAATTTTACCACCATCTTTACCTAAAATAGCAGTATAGACTTTAGATAGAAACCCTTTTTTAGAAGGATTACCACGAAGTCTATAGCCTATTTCTATATGTTCAAGTGAATTATGTAATCTACCTTTTCTCCAATCTGTATGGTCATTTAAGTTGTCAAGAAATGATACAACTTTATTCATTGTACCATCTTCAAATAAAGAAGCTCCATCATATGCAGCAACAACAGAAGTACTACCTCTATATAAATTAGCTTGATTAGCTACAAGCCATCCATTTTTATATGAATAACCTTTACGTCTAGCTTTACCTACAACAATATGTCTACCAACTTTTTTAGCAAGTTCTATAGCTTTAAAGAAATAGTAATCTCCATCCCAAAAAGAAGGAAACCTAGCAGATTTATTAACAATACCTTTTTCAACTTTTTGTAAAGCTTCTCCATTAGCAGAATATAAAACACCTTTATTAGTAGTAAACTCTTCAGAAGCTTGAATTTTAGAATAATTTAAGTATCCATAATGTTCTCCAGTGATATGTATTTTTTGTATCTCATATTCACCTTGTTCATTTTTAAAAAGCTTTCCAGGAAGAACCATTCCTTCTTTACAAAGTCTTTCTTCTTCATCCCAAAAGGCATTATATTCTCTTTTATCCCATTTAGGATGTAATTTTGTATAACAACCATGCTTAACAAAATGTTGTGCAGCTTTAGAAGCTTGAGCAGTATTAACAAAAGCTATATCTTCAAAGTCAAACATTTCTAGTTTTTCTTCTATATCACTTTCTGGTAAACTATATGGAACAGCTTTAAAAGGTGTTTCATAAATAACATTATTATTAATCTTTAAAGTTGGAAGAACTGATTCAAGTCTTTGAACTAAATCATATGCTTCTGAATTAGATCTTCTCATATCTTATAGTATTACAGGTTTAACACTAGAATATTGTTGTATAAATTTACCTAAAGTTATATTAGTAACTATAAAAGAATAACCAAGTAAAATTTCATGTTCAGTTGCTAAACTATATAACATACCCGGAAGAGGTAAATAATCAAAACTTTCAACATCTGTAGCATAATCATAATTAATACTATTAGTTTCAAGTTTAAATTCTTGTTCTATAGATTGTGCTATGTTAGTAAATAACGTTTCTATAGGATTAATATCATTTTTTCTTATAGATATATTAGGATAATTACCAATAAGAATGACCTTATAATTAAGGTCAGTATGTTTTTTGATAATATCTTTAATAGTTTGTGGAATACTCCAATCTTCCCTATGTATAGGAAAAGATTGTTTACTTTTTGTTTTAATTATATTAGGAATATCTAAAAATAATACACTGTTCATAATAGTAGGAATTAATATTAATAATAAAAGCTCGTTATTAAACGAGCTTTCTTTTGTGGTCAGTTAATAAAGCTATTACTTCATTTCTTAAATAAGGAACTCGGAGATATACAGGATCTTTGTTAAGAGGATAATGAACGATGGCAAGACCATTATCTATTAAAGTATATCCCCATTGTTCCATTATATAAGCATAAATTGATAGTTGTAGGCAATAAGTATGAAACTTGGAAGCAGGGATATGATTAATAGGATTATTAAATCTATCATCTGTTACTATCCACGTATCTGTTTTTTCCCATATACCATTTACTTTTTCTTTTAAATAATAACCAGCAGTATCATGCATATCAGTAGCATTAGATTTCCAATCTAAAATAGAAAAGTATTTTCCTTTTATAATAGGACAATCTATTGTACCTGCCAATTGATACTTTGAAAGATATACACGTTTTTCCGAAAATATAGTAGCACCTGCATTTACAAGAGGTTTTAATATATTATATATAAAAGGATATTCAGTAGCTAAAGGAGAAGAATCTAATTCATTTAAAGTAGTAATATTTTTACCATATTTAAAAGGATTAGTTTCATAAGTAATTAAATCATTATCTTTAGCATCGATGTCATTTCTTGATTTATTGATACCTAATTCTATTCCATTATGAATAGTATTACCTCTCATACAAGCTGTAGTAGTTTTAACTTTCCATTGAGCTTTAGTTAATTCTTGTAATTCTACGTAATATGTTTCTTTTTTTAAATCTTCTAATTTATATTTAACACTTCCTAATCTTATAGCTTGTTCCTCAGGGTAAGGTTTTAATCTAAAACCTGCATCTTTTAAACCAGTGTACATACTCCAAAACTCAATATCAAAAGGTTGTTTATATTTTTCTAATAAAGTAGTTACAGATGTATATACTACATTATTTTCATCACGATATTTATGGTCATGTTCTGTAAAGATGAGTTCTTTAGCTTGGTCAATAAGTGTTTGCATATCAATCTTCTCTATTACCTAATTCTCTATTACCTACTAAAATATTATTCTCCTTATCTTCTTGAGAATAATTAGTTTTTAATTCTTTAATAGTTTTAGCAAGTGTAGGCATTTTGTTTATAATAGCAATAATGCTATTTTGAGTATTAGTTATACTTTCTAATTTGTTTTGTAATTTAGTAGTAACTTCTAATTCATCTAAAGTATATTCTTTACTTCTTTTTGTTCTAGCTTTTAAAGCAGTACGAAGTTCAGTTCTCATTTCTCTAATAATATCTGAAAGTTCTCTAATATCTTCTCCCATATCAAATAAGGCAGCATCAGCAGAAAAATAAGCACTACCAGCAGAACTTAATTTTTGTAAAGTTTTATATTTTTCTATAGCTTTTTCAAATACTTTATCTGTTTTCCAATTATCAGGTAAACCACTTAATTCAATTAAGATAGAATGGCTGGCTGATAAAGGAGCATTAAAATATTCACTACGTGGATCATTATGATAATATATATATTTCATTTCTCCACAAGCTACAAGTTGATGTTTACCTTTTAAATCTAATTTACTTCCTTTATCTCTATCAAATAAGGCTTTAAATTCAGGTATAAGATATATCTCTTTTTTGTTTATAACTAATTCTCCTTCTTCTTCTGATATATAATGTCTAATCATTAGTGTTTCTTTTGTAATATTGATTTAAAAACTCTAAAATGAGGAGTTTTAGTTGGAATAGCTTTAACTTCTTCAGAAGTAAGAGCTTTAGCTTTTAAACTTAAAGCTTCTAATTCTTTATAAGAGGAATGAGCTACTACTCTAGCTAAATAATGATAATATTCTCTTTCTTTATCAGATAAATTATTATTAACATCAAGAACATTTGCAAATAACTTTTGTTTATCTTTATTTCTTTCTCTTCTATTAGTCCAAATAAACTTTAAAAATCCTTTCCAATAAACTGGTATATTACGAGCAAAACCAAAAGCAGTAGAAGTAAATTGAATATTTACTATTTCTACTACTTGTTCAAATGTTAAATCTTTATTATATTTAGTATTAAATCTTTTTTGAATTTCTACTATAATTTCAGCAATAGTATTATCAATTTCCATATTCTATTTAAGATTAGGATGTAAAGCTCTAATAACAGCTTGTTCTTGTTTTATTATTCTTTCTTTATCTTTCTTTTCAATTTCAGCTTTAATAACATCCTCTGTAATACCTTGAGCAGCTCTTTCATCAAAGATACGTTGTTGCTCTTGTTTAACTGTCATATAGTCTTCTTGTATTACATTATATAAAGCTTTAGTAGCATTAGTAAACCAATCTTGTAAAGCTCTACGTTCTAAAGCGTAAATAGTATCTGTAATATCTTTAGGATAGTAATTGTGATATAAGTAATGAATTTCTCCTATAGGGTTTCTTGATTTATCTACAGCATACATTCTAAATAAATATACAGGTTTAGCAGTAGAAAGGAATACAGTAGGCTTTTCTTGTTTAGGTACAAGAGTAAAATCAGTTTTAAAACTAATTTTATTATTATTAGCGTACATTTCATTAGTTATTTTTGCAAGTGAACTTGCGAGGATACTTCTATATATAAGAAGGTCTTGAGGTATAATATCGTTTGCCATCGTTATTATTAGTTTAAATTATTTAATTAAAATTGTTATTTTTTATATCATAAAAAATGGAAGGTTTTAGGTCCTAAATAGTCTTAGAATTTATAATAGAAAAATCTATAGTACGAGTATATATAAATTCATTATTAAAATCTATAGTAATAATATCATTAAAATCTATATTAATATTATATCTATAATTGACAGTAATTGACAGTAGAACTTTGCCCGTAAGAGAGAGTTTAATCGTATTTATTCCTTCATATCGTTTAGATATGTCAAATATAATATTTCTAACGTTCATATATACTATATAATAATGTTAAAATTATGTTAAAGTTTTATACAACAAACCACTAGTTAACATCTCTCTTATGGGCAATTCTAATAATATAACTGTCAATACAATTAGACCTATAATAACTAATACTTCTGTCAACTTAGGTACTATAGTTTTTTATATGAGAATTAATAATAAAAAATTATAAAATTTTGAGATAAAAAATGATAATAAAAATTAAAAGGTTTATGATAATAAAAATTAAAAGGTTTTTGGATAAAATTGAAGAAGTAGATAAGAGAAGAAATTGAGATTGAAAATTTAAAGTAATAAGAGGGAATTTTAGAGGGAATTGGGAATAGAATTAAATTTAAAATAAGAGGAATTGAGATGTAGATTATGAAAGAGATTTATATGAAATAAGAGATTGGATAGAGTGAAAAAAAAATATATAAAAAATTTTTAAAAATATATGAAGTGTATGGATATGGATACACCCATATAGTTACCCCCACTACTCTTCGAGGAAATCAAATACCCCGTGGTGTTGTTGCCTTTGTTAATTTCTAATTGGAATTGACAGTTATAGTAGAAATAAAGTTTGATTTGTAAATTCAAATGGTTATCTTATTTCTATTCTATAACTACATCTATTAACGTGTTCATGTTTAATAGATTTTAATAACGTAATCTTTAACCCTTTAAATATTTCAATTATGAAAACATTTAACATTATTGCCGCAGACATTATTACGAAAGCAGGAATTGAGCCTTTCGTAGGTCTAACCGTTACAGTTAACGGACAACAACAACAGATTGCTAGAACTTGTAAACAAGCTTTGCTTGATTTACATAAATCAGCTCGTGCATCTAATATTCCTTCTGGTCTATTTGATAATGGAGTTGCAAGTGCTCTTCCAAGTCTTTATAACCAATTCCGTGAAGCTGTCATTGGATTAGTTGGTAAAGTAGGAGTAGCAGACGTGGAATTCTACGAAGCTGGTGCTGAATATGAAGCTACAGAAGTAAGTTCTGCTGTAAAAGCTGGAACTGCACAAGTAGGAGATATTCTTAAAACAGAAAAGAAAGGTTCTCGTGTAGAAGGTTTTATGGCTTTTCCATTATCCGAAGCAGAAATAATTCGTAGAGAGATTATTGCTAATGTTGACCAAACATTATTGATTAATGCTTTATTAAGTATTAATGCTGTAGCTCCTGCACCAATTGCTGTACCAGTAATAGAAGCTACTAGTTCTACTAGTAATGAAGAAATTAGTAAAGAAGCTTTTGGAAATTTTACTGCTGAAGATTTCATAGCTGAAACAGTAGAACAAAAACCAGCTAAAGTAACTAAATTGTAATATATAGTTATTAAAGAGCAACTATCCTGACTTTGTTAGGATAGTTATCTCTTTTGGTTCTAATTAAACTCACATTACAATAAACTCACAATTTTAACTCACATTTAAAAATAAAACAAATGAAAACAATAACAGCATTATTAACATCAATCGTAGCTATAGTAATCTTTATAGTATTACTAATCTATTCTTCATCAACTTTACTATTATCCAATCACTTCTATCAAAACCTAACCACTAAAGAGGTTCATTCTTTTGAAATTACATTTGTATTTAATAGTATTATATTACTAATACTTTCTTTTGTTAGTCTATCTATAGGTTTTAAATCTTTTATGATATTTATAGCTAATTTAACTAATGACCTTGAAAAGAAAGAAGATAATAATATTAAAAAGAAGCTAAAATATATTAAGCTTTCTAAATTATATAATGATTTAAATAATACTAATGAAGTAGATAAAAAAGAAGAATTAGTTAAGGATTATTTTGAAGACAAAATAGTTAATGAAGCATCTACTAGTTTAAAAGAATTATTTAACCAAATAAATAAAAAGAAACTAAATAATCTTATTCCTAAACCTTTTAACGATTAAATTATCTCTTTGCTCTTATACCAATATGAAAAAGAAACTGTACATTTAAATGAACAGGTATAAGAGTGTAATGCACTACCTTAATTGGTAAAGGTCTAAAGTCCTTATTAAAGTCAGATAGCACAAAGAAAAGAGAAAGATATATTATGTGGTTATAATATGTTTGTTAGATACTGGAGAAGTAGCTGGTTTTAAAGAGAGATTGGCTACTTTGAAGGTATTGATATTATAGAAGAAGAAAGAGAGTAATTAAAACTTATTTATTGACGTTGGTAAGTGAAGATTTAAGAGATAGTTGTTATGATTGTGGAGATTGTTTTGGTGTTGGAGCAATGGAAGATGAAATTATAATGATTCAGAGGATGAAGAAAAGGAAGATGGAGTCAGTAAGACTATCCTATTATCTTGCCTCTCCTACTACCTCTCCTAATCCTCATTCTCTACTCTCTAATTCTTCTTTATTTACAATCAATTTTTCCCTCCTTATTCCACCTATTATTACCTCTCATATTTCCCCTATTATCAACCACTTACAAATCTCTTCAAATTCCTTCAATCTTACCATTACATCTACTAACTCAAATTTTTCCAATTCCTACCCTCTTATCCTTCAATCAATTACAATTTTAGTTATCTAAACTTAATCCCATAACCACTTATAAATCAACATTTAACACATTAAATTTTAACATTCTCAATATTACCCTTATATTTACACTTATATATTGAGGTCATAATACAAATAATAAATCTTAAAGTTGTATTTACTAATACATTTAAAGATACAAACCAAGATAAACCAAGACAAACCAAAATAAACAACTAAAACAATTTATAACCATTAATTAAATTCACAAATGATACAATTTATAACAGCTTTAGATACAAATATACTAATATTACTATATATAGTAATATACTTAATTCAACTACTTCTAACAGAATACTTAATTAAAGTAGTTAATAGATTAGATTCTGGCTATAAACGTACAAATCTTCATTATTTTCTTCCTATTATAGCCCCTTTAGTTTATATTCTTATTATAATAGAAGAACTATACGATAGATTATAATATATAAATTATTAATTAAATAAATATACTTATGTCAAATATAACAATACCATCAAATATTCTATTATATTCTTATAAAAGATTAATAGATATATTAAATAAAAATGGATATTCTATTACAGAAGATGAAAAATCTATAACATTAAATAAAGATAGTATTTATATTAATAGTATAAGTAAAATTGATATAGATAAATTATTAAAAAAAGAAAAACACATTACCTATTCAATTAATATTAGTTATTATAATAAATATAAAGATAGTAATAGATATAGTGATAAAGTGAAAGAAGTTAAAAGTAAAATAGATATTATAATTTATATACATGGGATTAAATATTTATGTAATGAATTAAATAAAACAAATAAAATCTTTAACCTTACGTAATTAATTTACGTTTTAATCCATAATTAATATTATGACACAAACTATTACCACAGAAAGAAAAAGAAGACCTAGAATTGCTAAAGGTCTATTAGTTACTTCAACTAATGAAGCTAGAAGAGCTTGTATTAAACAATACTTAACTGTCTATATTTTTAGACCTTTCAGCTATAAATTAGTAAGACAAGTTATTATTGACTTACCATTAATTAACTAAATACTATTTAATATGGCAAGATGTGAACATTGTGGTAAACCTATTACCACTAAAGAATTTGATGATAATGACGGCTTATGTACACCTTGTACTAATACCATTATTGCAACTAAAAAATAGCTAGCTTAATAACCAGTTTTACAATGCAATTTATACCACTACTACAAATGTATAGTACGCCATATAAAATAAGATAGCATATATAAACTGGTTATTATTAATTAACACTAAATTAACAATAAAATGAAAAAGATTTTTAAACCTATAATAAACCTTGATGATTTATGTTTATATCTATTAATACTAACAATGTCTTTTTGGACTGTTGTATTTATATTTTGTATCTTTGAATCTATAAATAAAGTAGAAAATAAAGTAAATAATAAAACTATTATAATTTGGAATGATGATGAAGAATCTATTCCTAAAGCTAATTCATTAATAACTCTTGAGTTAATAAAAGGAGATACTATTTATATAGGACCTTACAATAAGACTGCTAAACCTAATTAATAACATAAAATTATAACCATGTCAAATAAAAAAAGAATAGAACAATTAGAAGCTCAATTAAGTATAGCTATGAATATTTGTAGAAAACTAATAGGTGTTGACACTTCTGATGCTGTAGCTAAAGAATTTGATGATTTAGAACAAGAAGTTTATAGGGAAAGCATAGTTACAAATACAGAAGAATACTTTCCTAAAGATATTATAAATATATAAAATAAAAATAAGGTTAAACATTGAATACCTTTGTAATATTAACTGCTCGACACAGTGTGGTCAATGTATTACATAAAGATACTATCAGTAATGGTAGATGTATTGTTCCCTTGAGAAAGGAAGTGAGCTGAATAGTAGTAAAGTACGCTACCAACACAAATGAGTTCTCGGCAAGTAGTTATGATGTAAATGGATTATTCCATATTAGTAACTACGTGACCCTACTCTTATGTCGCAAGACTATGGATAAGAAAGAGGGTACTAATAAAACTATATGTAAAGTTGAAACCTTTACCAATAATACATATAATCGTAAAGTCGATTTCAAATAGTAAAGGAGAGAAGTACGACTCTACAAACGTTGAGATAACTATTGTTACGTTGTCAATATAAAACTTGGATTACAACAAGCGTGCTAATCTGCGAAAGATCAAAGAGGAGTAACCAAGCCTCTTATTTTAATAATAATAAAATAAGTCAATACTATATTGAAAAGAAAATAAATAAAAGAGAATTAGTACTACTCTTGCTACTTGACTTGTAGGTAACATTATAGATTTGGTAACAAATAAAGAACAATATGTTATATTGTATGCTAGTCCTTGTACACACTATATTGAACCTATTTAATAAAAAACTTAATAACTTCACAAGATATTGAGTGCACCAGTTTCTTTAATAAAGTTACATTCATTAGTGAGTGTGTAATACGATGAATTAACATTTGCCACTATTATTAAAGTTTTAGGTGTAAAATACAAACAAATTATTAATCTTAAAAACAAATGTTATGGAAACCCCAATGACACAAAAAGAAGTACAAAGACATTATAGTACAAATACAGGAAACAAATATCCTACAACTTCTCAATATCCTACTAATACTGTAGCACAAGATGAAGATACTATTTGTGATTCTTGTTCTGGAAGAAGTTGTACTTGTAGTAATTAATAAATAAAAACAATCTTAAAAACAAATGATATGAATCAGTTTAAAAGAGCTCAAGTGGTAATGTTACCTACAACTAATTCTCCTTTAAAAGGAGAATTAATATTAAGACATATTTGGAAAAATACAAAAAATGAGTGTAATACACTTTGGCAATTTAAAGAAGATGTAATTATAAGTGGTATAAGACAATTTATAACCTTAAATGGTAGTTTTAGAGATATTTATACAGCTTTTAAATCTCAACATTTATATGTTATTTCAGATGATGAAATAAAAGAAGGGGACGTTGTATATCATATTAAAAATGATAATATGTTATTACTTATTAAAGATACTTTGATTATGTATGAAAAATGTACCTATAAATTAGAATATAAAAAAATCATAGCTACAACAGATACTTCATTAGGATATAATAAATCATTTATCAACCCTATTAATAATAAAGCTGATAATAAATGGATAAGTTTACCTCAACCTTCACAACAATTTATTGAAAAATATATTGAATCTTATAATAAAGGTGAAGTTATTACTGATGTATTAGTTGAATATAATACAACTTGTAATAAACTTTATTGTTCAAGTGCATATAAATTATCTGTAAAATGTACTAGTCCTAATAATTGTCAATTTAATACTTTAAAAATTAATTCTAAAGACAATACTATTACAATTAAGAAATTAAAAAATAGTTGGAATAGAGAAGAAGTAACTAGTTTAATAGAATTAGCTTGGGCTATTGCTTCTGCTTATGGTGAAAATACTAATTCAGAAGATTGTATAGATTGGATTAATCATAATTTATAAAACATGAAAAATACTCACATACCAAACTTACTTAAAGAAGTTCCTAAAGATATTAGATTAGAAGTATATAAGGAAGCTTTAGATATAATAATTAACAATAAAATCATTAAATCAAATTCAGGTTATAATTTATGTATATTATTACCTTGTTTACTATGGGATTTAGAAGATTATTGGGATATATCACCAAATGGTGAAACTTGGCATTATCAGGAAACTATTAAAGCTTTTCCTGAATTAACACAAAAGTTTATTAATAATATTAATAAAATTACTAATATTAATGATAGACATAATATGAGAATAAATTTATTACAAACTAGTATTAAATTATTATCTTAATAATAAAGGTTAAACCTTGAAACCTTGTAATAATATGTAAATAGATGTCCATATTATACTAAAGAAACTATTTCCAAATAAATAAGGAATAGAATACAACACTTGAAATGGTATTTGAGAGTGAACATAAAGACAATAATAAAGTTATGAGAAATATTGAATAAAATCAATTCTTGGGTAATATTATTATATATCTTGTTGATGTATTAGGAGTTACCAGCTAGACCATTAGATTATATAAGTGCCTACCTTTTAAGTAGGAGTGACTAAAGTAATAATGGTGCTAAAATATAAACAATTAAATAATCACAAAATGTTAAAGAACAGAATTAAAGGTAAAATTTATGAAGATTTAGTACCTACAGTAATAATTAGAAAAAGTAGAAGAAGAATAAATATTAATAAAATAGTAGAAGCTAGACTTACAAAAATGTGGAAAAGAGAATTAGATTTACCTATTATGAAAAACAATCAAGCTACAATTTCCACTCTAAATAAAAACTATAAATATAGTAAAGGTGGATATGCTTTAGCTAAAAATGGTGTACCTTTAAATAATAATGGTATAAATGCTTTAAAAAGAATCTAATTATGGATTTAAAATTAACTATTACATATTTAAAATCAGTAGGTTATACTATAACTGAAAATACAGAAGCACGTATAACTTGTTTTAATTTAGATACTAAATATATTATTACACAATTAAGTAATGGTTATACAATTATATCTCAAGAAAATACAATTGATATTAGATTTAAAGGTGTAATTGAGAATCTTCAAGAACTTAAAGGAGTTATTAAACTTATAATTAGAATAAAGAAATTAAGATAATAATACTACCTGCCCGTAATTGAAGAGTTAACTCGACTAACTACGATTAATACTCTCTATATGGGCAGTTATTATATTTATTCTTATATAACTATATATCTTATTATACACTAAAGTCAATAAAAAACCGTATCCAGTCAAAAGTCTGTATATTCTAATAATATTAATATAACAAATAAAGACTAAATTAATGATACTTAACTTATAAAAATTTTGAGTATCTAGTTTCAAAATTATTCATATTTTAGTATTAAATCGACGTGAATAGGATAAAAATTCATTTATTTGGAATCAATCCTTTGTTAGGTATTATAATATATCTCAAAAATTTAACACTTTAAAAAGGCTAGAAATAAGCCAATTATTAAATAACACAATTATAAACACAAATAAAAACACAAATATTATGTTACATTTAGATCAAATTAATATCCTTAATTCAGATGAATTAATAGTAGAAGTCCTAGAACCTATTGTATATACAAAAGTAGGTAGTGTTGAGAAAACTGATGCAATTATCTCAAGAGATAAAGATAATGCTTTTTATCTTATAGCTAAAGTGGTTAAGGCTTCTAAAGTTAAAGATGAAACTTCTAAAGATATTATATATACTCCAGGGATGTATGTTATGGTAACTCAACCCTCTCTTGCTGTTATTAATTTTCCTATTGTAGGTTATGATAAACCTTCTCTTGCTGTTTTAAATTCTTCCACTATTTTTGCTATTATTGATGAAGCAGATTTAGATAAATATAATACAGAAAACCCTATAATTGATAAAACTGTATATAAAGATTAATATGTATTTATCTACTTTTAAAGAAGAAGCTATAGTACAAGAAAGTGAATTAATTATAAAATCTTTATTTATACTTACTTTTATATCTCCTAATAAATTAACTAATTATTATATAGAACATTCTCCTTATAAAAATGAATTAGAACAAATTAGATATAATAAAATAGTATCTAAATATTCTTTTTTATCATTAGTTAATCCACAAGGTTGGAATCTAATATCTAAAAATCTTCCTGAACCTAATAAAAGAAATGGAATACAAGAAGATTTTTTAATGGTAGAAACTAATACTTTACATAATTATCTTCGTATAGTAGATATAATATCAAGTACTATAGCATTAAATTAAATTATATGTATATAAATTTAGAAGGAACAGAAATAGAAGTAAGTACAATGACTAAAGCTTTTATAATTAATGCTATTGCTAGATATGAAGCTTTATGTACTAATAGAAATATACATTTTGAAGAACTACGTAAACTAAAAGTTACTAGAGAAGAATTAAAAACTGAATTAGCTTTTAGATTAAAACGAAAATTTAGAGTCCTTATTGATGAAGACCCTATTTAATTATTAAGCTTATGCTTAAATAACTATTAATTATTAAACTATGACTTTTACTAATGGTCAAGATAATGCCATTGATGTTGTAGGTAAATTTATTGCATCTCCTTATGAAGAAAATAATAATGATATACTAACTCTTACTGGACCTGCTGGAAGTGGTAAAAGTACTATTGTTAAAGAAATTATTAAAAGAAGTACCATAAGGAGTGTTGCAGTATCTGCTCCTACTCATCAAGCTAAAACAATTATAACCAATATGACGGGTTATCCTGGGGAAACTATTCAATCTTTATTAGGATTAAGACCTAATATGAATTTAGAAGATTTTGACCCTACCAATGTTTTATTTATGCCACAAGGTTTAGAAAGAATATCAGATTATAAGATAATAATTATTGATGAATGTTCAATGATTGGAGATTATATTGATAACCTTATTTATAAACTTGCTAAAGAAAATAAAGTAAAAATACTTTATATAGGAGATAAATATCAATTACCACCAGTAGAAAAAGGTGTACAAACAGTTAAAATTAGCCCTACATTTACTAAATATAAACAAGTAGAACTTACAGAAATAGTAAGACAAGATGAAAGTAATCCTGTAAATGAATTAATACATTTAGCTAGAGAAGATGTTATAAACGGTACAGATTTTTTATTACCTAGATTAAAAAACCTTCAAGATACTTTTAATGAAAAAGGAGAAGGATTTATGTTAAGAAAAGGAGCTGATTATGTAAAAGAAATTGTAAACTTATATAAATCAGAAGATGCTCATTTAGATCCTTATAATACTAAATTATTAGCTTTTGATAATAAAACTGTTTCTACTGTTAATGGATTTTTAAGGGCACAAGTTAATCCCTCTAAAGATATTATAGCAGTAAATGATATTATTAAAGGTTATAATACAGTAGGACAAGAAACTGATACTCCTCCTTATTTTAATAGTCATATTAGAAATTCAGAAGATTATATTATTAAAAGTGTAAAAGCTAAACCATTTAAAATATTAAAAAATACTTATATTCTATATGAATGCGAGTGTGTAGGTTCTAAACAATTACTTTATATTTTACATCCTGATAGTAAAGAAGATTTTGAAAAAGAATTAGTAGAAAAACATACTAATGGTGTAACTTTTAGAGCTTGGAAACCTTTTTATGACTTCAAAAATAGAATACTTATTAATTATGAAGTATTTAATAATTATAATGATAAAGTAGCTAAAAAAGATTTTGATTATGGATATTGTCAAACAACTCATAAATCACAAGGAAGTACATATACTAATGTTGGTATTTATTTACCTTCTTTTAGAATGTGTAGACATGGGTTTACTAGAAGAAGTTTATTATATGTTGCATTAACTAGAACAAGTAAAACTTTATATTTTTATGACAACTAAAGAATATATAGAAACGGTAAAACAAAAATATCCTAATACTTATATAGGATTAGATAGTTATTATAAACAGCAAAATTCTAATATTAAAGATTTTGCCAGTACATATAATGTAGTACCGTTAGATTATATTATCACTTTAATTATAAAATATTTAGAGTATAGACAAATAGATATATTAACAGCTTTATGTAATTATGCAGTAGATAATTTAACAGATACTCATGATATAATAAGAATGAAAGCTATAACTAATGTTATACATAGATTAGAGAAACATATTATACCTGCTGAAGGTCAACCTTTTTAATAAAAATTTATGATTTATTTTGTAACTAATAATCCTGATTATTACAGAACTCATTTAAAAGCTTCAGTTGAAGAATTTAAAGATATATGTATTATTGATGAAAAAACAGGTAAAAATATTTATTATAATATACTTGGTAAAACAAAACTACAATCATTAGATTTAGAAACTACAGGATTAGACCCTTATGTATCTGAAATAATGTTAACAGGTATAGGAACTTTGACTAATAAATTTATATTTGGATATGATATTAATCTTACTGATATTTATGAGCATATTGAAAAATATAATATAAATATTGTAGGAGCTAATCTTAAATTTGATATTAAATTTATACAAGTTAAATATGGTATATTATTGACTCGTTTATATGACGTTATACTAGCAGAACAAAGATTATATATGAAATATTATATGTATAATAATCTTGGAGAATTAGTAAAACGATATTTAAAAGAATACAGAGATAAAGATACTAGATTAGAATTTGTTGATAAAAATCCTAAAACTTTTGTTATTGAATATCATCATATTAGATATTTAGCTAATGATCTTAATGATCCTCTTAAAATAAGATTATTACAAAGACCTAGAATTAAACAATTTAAAATGGAATTTCTTATTTATGGTATCGAGTTTCCACTTGTATCTATACTTGCTGATAGTGAAAATGAAGGAATAAATTTTGATGTTGAAAAATGGAATAAACTTATAGAAATAGTAAGACAAGATGAAAGTAATCCTGTAAATGAATTAATACATTTAGCTAGAGAAGATGTTATAAACGGTACAGATTTTTTATTACCTAGATTAAAAAACCT